TCAGCTGAGAATCCAGCGTATTGTATACTACCATCTGATGTTAGTCTTAGCGTCAAAGAACCATCAGGTGCGGTAGATATAAAGTTTTCCGGTAAGGCAGTTCCTGTAAATACACCTAGTAGTGGGGATGCAGTGCTATTACCATCATATACATATACGTAGTCCCAATTAGTCTCAAGATTAAATGAGGTGAATGTTACTGACACCATTGATCCTATAGTACCAGGATATAGAGTTGTGTATCCATTAGCATTTACAGAGTAGTTGCCAATCGATCCCCCATTATCATATAACATACCTTCACATACGTTGTAAGAGTTATTACCAGATGATGGGATTTTCATTTCAGCTACTGGCGGTGCACAAAAGGAGTTAATAGGTAATTGTGTTGACGATACTGCTCCTCCACTCGCATAAACAACTCCATTAATTGTTGCTGTCCAAGATACTTCGGTTGGGTAAGTACCATCAGTTACTATGATAGTATAACAACCATCTAACACACAATATATAGATGAGGTACCTGATGAACCTGTGGATAATGTTCCTGATCCCACCGTGGAACCATTTGCATCATTAATGATAGTATATGTTGCACCATTCCAACCATCTCCCCAAGAATCGTACATATTAATAACTAATGGATTATCTGTACATGACGGGGGTGGTGGCGGGCCAGAACACATTACCCTCCTTGTTCTACATCCTGTTCCTGTTGTACATCCAGGTCCGTGTGTATAAAATCTAATTGTTCCTGTGAATGTTGCTGTCCAAGTAGCAGTTCCAGTTCCCCAAGCTAATACAGCATTTGCCGTAGTTGTGATGGTTACAATATCTGAACCAACAGAGCTTGCAAATGAATACGAATTTCCTGCAGTTACATTGATGTTAGAGTATTCTCCTCTCCATCCACAAGTAGTGACTGTTTGCCACGCTCCTGTGCATGTTGGGGTTAGTGATGCATACAAACCATAAACGTTGTTTGTACACTGGCTAAATGTTGTTGTTGTAAAAATCGTAAAGATTGTTGTTAGTAAAAATAGTAAATTCTTCATAATGGTCGAGATTAATGATTATTTATCTATCTCACTTGAAGATCCATAATAGTGGAACCCCCATCTTCCATGGGCCGGTCGAGTATATACTAATAAATACTTAAGTATTTTTACTTATAAAGAAATAATCAAGTATTTTTTTTCAAACGATATAATTGGCTTAATATTTATTGTTAATTTATTAACAAAAAAACCCAACGAATTGTTGGGTTTAAATTAAACTATAAAATACTATTAATCATCTTTACGGTATTCACTTAACAATTCCTCTGGTGAAAGTGTTTTAAAATCATTTTTAAGATTATCTATATCAAGTTCATAATTCATTTTATATTTAATGTCGGCAATTGCTTCAGCGTTTTTAATAGACTTATCAATTTGATAAATTATTTTATATGGATCAGCATTCGACCCTGGTCTTCTATCTTCGACATATCCTTTCCAATTTTCTGCAGTACCTTTTGGAACTCTAATTGATGCGCCTCTATCTGAAATACCCCAACTAAATTTATCAATTGATTGTGTTTCATAGTTTCCGGTAAGTCTTAATTCATTTGATGATCCATATTCTTTAATATGATCTAAGTGTCTTCCATATAAACTTGCAAATAGTGATTCAAAATATTCTTCCCCACCTTCATTTCTCATTTTATCATTTGAGAAGTTTGTGTGTAGTCCAGACCCATTCCATTCTCCCTGTTGAATTGGTTTTGGGTGTAAGTCAATTTCATATCCATATTCTTCGGATAGTTTATGTAAAAAATATCTTGACATCCATAAATCATCCCCAGCCTTTAGTTTTCCTTCTGCAAATACTTGATACTCCCATTGTCCAAGCGCTACTTCTGCGTTTGTCCCCGTAATATCAATTCCATAATTTAAACACATATTTGTGTGCTTTTCAACAAAATCTCTTCCAACCACATTTGATCCAACTCCACAATAATATTTACCTTGACCTTCAATAATACCATTATGCCCTAAAATTGCTTTATTTTTACCTTCACGAATAAAATATTCTTGTTCAAATCCAAACCATAGCTCGTTATCTTCATCTTTTAGTTTTGATCTAGTATTTGATACGTGGGGCGTACCATCTGAATTTAACACTTCGCATAGTACATAGATGGTTTCTGATACGTCTATTTTATATAATCTAACTGGTTTTAAAATTCTATCAGAATTTCCAGTATTAGCTTGTCTTGTTGATGATCCATCAAAGTTCCACTCTGGAATTAAATCAATTAATTCTTTTGTTGTCCCATATAGTAAGCTTGCGTCAACAATTTTAACTTTACTTCTTAAATTTGGTTCTGGTTCATACCCATCAAGCCAAACATATTCTAAACGAATTTTCATTTTTTTTACTTTAAACTTTTATAATAATTTCTTATTTCTTTACCCAATTCTGTGTTATTTGGGAATTTTTTAATTAAATCTACAACGTATTGACAATCAAAATTAACTACTTTGTAATAATCTTCTACCACTTTAGATTTTTTATTAATAGGTTGTCTATACCCATATTCTTTTTCTTGTCGTAATTCGTTTAATGTTCTTTTTTTTACCATTCTATATTATTTAATTTTTATTCATATTTTACTTTTTCTATTAAAATTGTTATACCTGCTTTACCATAGGATAAAGAATATGTACAATGTCTATTATCATTAATAAATCCATATCCAGTAAACTTAAAAACTATGACATCTCTATCTTCATACCAACCATGTATTGCGTTTGTCGCATAATCAATAGACATATTTTTTATTAATCCTGCTTTCCATGGTTTCTGAAACTCTTCTTCGAATTCATCGACAAGTATATGTATAAACATAGTTTAAATATATTAGTTTTTTTTAAAAAAGTAATCTTTTAATTTCTTTTTTTCTATGAAATTTAATTACAAATCTATGGACTTCTTCCTGGATTTTAGATAATAAAACAAAGTTATTATTTGTATTTATTTTAACCTCATTACCATTTGTCAAATGAATTGTTGAAGATTTGTGTTTTGAGTCTTTCGATATTGAAATGAGGTCTACTGTATCTATTAGATTTAATTCTTCAAATACTCTTTTAGCGACATTTAATTGTCCTTTACCACCATCAATGATTACAAGATCTGGTAATTTTTGTTTTTCATTTACCATTCTTTTAAATCTTCTTTGTAGTACTTCATCAAATGATGAATAATCATCTATTCCATCAAAACTTCTAATTATATAATTACGATACTCCGATTTAACCGGGTTATCATTTTCATATCTAACTGACGCAGCAACATTAGATGATCCTTGATTGTGTGAATTATCAAAAGCTTCAATAACATTTGGTTGATTTTTAAGACCTAAAATATTTTTAATGTCAAAAGCTTTCTTGTTATACTTTTGTAGTTTAATCACATTTAATTTATTATCTATACTTTCTAAATTTGTAAGTTTCAATAATAAATCCTGGGCTTTTTCAAACTCTAGATTAGTTGAGTAGTACTTCATAGTCTTTTTTAGTTTTTTTTGTAAAGTAGAAATGTCAAGTGATAAAACTTTTTTAACATCAATAATAATACTATTATATAATACCTTTTGTATGTTATTAACACATGGTGCATTACATCTACCTAGATGAAATTCTAAACAGGTTTTAAATTTTTCTTTTTTGATATTTTCTTCATTCAAATCATAAGAACAACTACGAAGTGGGAAGACATCGTGAATTAGATTATATATTTCACGACATAGATTACCTGATGTAAAGTCAAGTGAAATTCTATCATCTTGTTTATTTCTAACAATCTCAAGTTTTGGGAAGTCCTCACTAGTAAAACAGATTGACCAGCTTCTAGTTTTGTCATCTTTACCTTTAATATTAAATTTAGGTTTGTAAAGTTTGATTAGTTCTTCTTCCAGAATTATGGCTTCTTGTTCTGATGATGTAATCTTAAATTCTACATCTGAAATTTTTTCAACAAGTGATTTTGTTTTACCTTTTTGATTTTTTTGGAAATAGGATGATACTCTTTTTGGTAGAAACTTAGACATTCCAACATAAATTATTTGTTCCCTATCGTCTTTGAATAGATAACAACCTGGATTTTTTGGGATGTTTTTAAGTTTTTCTAAAATCATATTGTAAATATACTATAAAATTATAGAATTTTTTTTATTTCTATATTTTTTTTTGTTTCACAATCATTAGAATATATTATCTCAACAATATCTTTACAATCTCCAATATATAATACGTCTGGATATGTTATGTGTTCATAGATACCATTATAACCAAGTTCATTATATATTTTTTTTAGTGTTTCTTTTTTTAAGAATCTTTTATTAAAACCCATATATCATAAATTAAATAATTTACCTTTTTGTTCTAATTTATATTCTAAATCAGTAATAAATGGTATCATTAATAATTCGTCATAACCTTCTTTTCTCATTTTATTTTTAAAATTTACAATTAGGTTTTTGGTGGTTAAAATTTGATCATTGCTAGTACAAGATGATATAACTCGCTCAATCCATTTTTTAGTATTATAGTTTGTCGACATTTTTATATTATTTAATTAAATAAAACTCTAATTTGTTTCATAATCTGAACTAGCTTTTGTTCTAATAATTTAATTTCTTCTTTATCTTTTTGTGTTGGTTCAAAATTTCTAGCCTTATATCGCTAATCTGATTACTAACAATCCTATGTTGATTTAGTAAATTTTCGTAAAGTATTTTTTTATTTTCCATTTTTATATTTGATTTTTTACTTTTCTTTTTTCAAGTAGATTTATTAAATTCTGAACTTCTTCAAAATTGTAAAATCTAATTTCTGGGTCAGACTCAAAAAATTCAACATACCACTGGTTGCTATCTTCTAAATCGTCACTAGCATTTGTTATAAACTCAAAACCTCTAGCTACTGTATATGTATAATAATGGTATTTGTTCCAAAAACCGTCACCATCATCATGATGAATTTCAAACCCTAATAATTTTATTTCATTTTCAGTCATTTATGTCTAAATTATATGTTATTTTATTTTCCGCAACTTCAACCTCTAACACACCATCACCTTCCGATAGTCTATCTATCTGTTGGTTGGTTAATGTTATTTTTTCAGGACCAATAAATAATTTAAATGTTTGTGTTAATGTTAACTTTGATTCTGTTATTAAGTTTAATACTTGTTCATTTTTACAATCAACAATACTTGGATATTGGCCACCAACGGTTACAATTGCTTTGTCACCAACTTCAATAGGGTCTAATGACGCTAAATATGGTTTTTCGTCAATCATAAATAATTTAACTTTCTTTATCATAATTTTTATTTATATATACATATTTATGGTTTTTACTCATACAATCAGGACACAAAACCATTTCTTCTGATCTATTTAAATCGTAATCATATTCTTCTGATTTGTCAATTATCATTTTAACAATCTTATACCAATCACCTGTTGTCATTCTATCTCTTAAGTCAAATAATTTAGATACAATATCTTTATGTATCTTTTCAACTTCTTTAGGGTCTCTATTATCAAATATATAATCAAAAACTGTTTGACCATCAATAATAACATCTGGACCAAAACAATTTTCGGTTAAAATTATTTCCTTCATCACTTAAAAATATAATTGATTTTTTTTTAAAGTTGTAGTGTTAAATGTTTTATTAATAAAGATATTCATCTATCTCATCTAAAACATCTTTAGTAAAATCAATAATAATTTTTGGATATTCATTTAAATACCACTCTAGTGCCTGGTCAAGAGTTTTTAATTTAATATCAACCTCAAGCCAAAGATGACTAAATCTACTAGTTATTTCATGTTCACTGTAATCTCTAGATCCATATTCACCTTCAATATAATAGTTATATTCTAATGAAATTACGGTTGTTCTATTTTGATCACGTTTAGAGCCAAATCCACAATAAAATGGTTGTCCATATCCTGATAAATATTTTTTTGTAACACCATCAAAATAAACTTCTGTATCCATATAGAAATCATCACCGTCACCAGCGTCGGGGTCTGGTGTACTTACAATTCTAAAATTCTTGTAGACAATTTCTTTAGGTATATCTTTTGTTTGTCCTAGATAATAAAAAAATATTTCAGATAATTCTCTACAAGTAAAATATTCTTCGTTTTGTGGGCTTAGGATTATATTAGCTGCTTTGAATGGTAGTTTATATCTACTTAATGTTTCGTATAACCCAATGTTCTGAATTGATTTGTTAATCTTTCTTTCTAGATTAATTAAATTTGATTCATTAATAAGATATTTCATATAACATAAATACTAGTAACCTTAGATTGTTTTTACGTATGGGTCTATTCCTATTAGTTTTTTTGATTTGATGTTATAGTTTTCAAATACCCAATTTTTTATGTATTCTTGAGTCTCTACGTAATCGGTATTAAACATTTTAACTATTGGATTTAGGACCCTATCGTTGTTTGTGAATAAATTACCTGATTTTGAATGATATAAAAATAGTTTTTGACTGTCTTTTTTTCTTCCTAATGTGATGTAGGTACTATGTAGTAAGTTTATTACCTCTAGGTCATTGCAGTGTTTATCTAGAAACTTATTAATTAATATTTTTTCTTTATCATTCATCTTTTTTTCTAAAAAAGTCATTATATGGATGGTCTTCGCCTAGTATTTTATGTTTTTTACCCATAAAACCTATAAACAACACAACTATAAAAAAAATACTTAAATATAACATAATAATCAAATAAACCCATATTTTATTTTAACTCTATCTGATATTGGTATTGAGTCTCCATTTTCGTCAATTCTAACAAATTTAATATTTGTACTTAATATAACTGACTGCATACCTGAATAAACATTATGTGATCTAGCTTCTAATTCCAATGTTAAAGAAGAATTACCAATATTTAACACATTACCATATATTTTTAATAGTTGTCCTTCTTTTGCTGCTTTTTTAAAAATACACTCATCTATCTTTACTGTTACCATTCTTGGTGAGTCGCAAACCTCCATTGCGTATGCTGCTCCTGCAGCATCTAACCAGGCTAAAAGTTTACCGCCAAATAAATTACCATGAAATCCTAAGTCAGATTTTTTAATTGGGTGTGTTGATATTAAAACAAAATCACTCATATTTATTTTTCATTTTTTTAAAGTATTCTCTACAAACTGGTAAGTAAGAATCATTACCACCAATCATTACTTTTTCACCATCAAATACCGGTATGTTATTATTTAAACGCATATTCATTGATGTTTTCTCACCATACTTACAAACCATCTTTAGTTCCTCAATTTCATCTGCTAAAGTCATTAAGTAAATTGAACCTTCGAATGGATCCCCTTTAAAGTCTGATCTCAATCCATAAACGATGACATCACAATCTAATTCATCAACAATATCTGTTAGTTGCCAGACCTGTTCTTTTGTTAAAAACTGACCTTCATCAATTAAAATACAATTAAGTCCAAAAGAAGAATTACTAACTAGGTTAAATATATTAGTTTCTTTAGTAAAAGGAATTGCATCTCTATCGATTCCTAATCTAGATGTTATTTTATTTTTACCATATCTATCATCTAAACTAGATGTTAGTAATAAAATATATTTATCACGTTCTTCATAATTGTAAGCTGTCTTTAATAAATCCAATGATTTACCAGCACCCATAGTTGAATACCTAAAATATAGCTTTGCCATATTACTATTTATTTTTAAAATTAAAATTCTTTTTCAATCATATTTTCATCCCTATCTATATAGTTGAATGCTGGTGGTGGTGGTGTTGTGTTTACCCACCAAGTAAATGGATTTGGTCTTTGGGTTGCTGTAAATGTTCTTGGTTCCACATATTCCCTTGGCTGGTCCACTTCTGTTTTATACTCACCTAAAATATTTGTCATCTTTATTGTCTCATCATCTGAAAAAAAGTTATAATTTGGAATCGAATTAGTATTAAATTCAGTCAATAAAAGTTGTAAGATATAATATGGTAATCCTGTTTGTATTGAATCTATTTGATTATCCTTTTCGTCCCATACTGTAAATAATGTGTTGTCGTTTAATGGAGTGTCGGTATGTAACGACTTATAAAATCCAAATTTTTTATTATTTTTTTGATCCAAAACATAAACTAAAATACCTTTAGAGTGGTTATAAAAATACTCTGGGTCAGTTACCATAGCCGTGCACCATTTTGTATTATATCCATATACACACGAAGAACTATGACTTAAAGGTTTTAAAATAATATAATCTTCATTTTCAAAAAGTACTTTAATTTCTTTCTTTGAGTTTTTAAAAAGTTCCTTATTTTTTGCCTTATGCAGTTCAAACATTAGCTTATCCCAGGAATTATATGTTGATATATCTTTTTCTTCGACAAGACCTTTTTCCATTAAATCACAAAACTCAATAAATGAGCACATATTCTGATGTCCTAAAATAGAACAAACAACATACTTTGTAGCTTTGTCTTCTAATTTTTCATCCCCAATTAAATCATCAACTAAATTTTTATTAAACACATACAAGTCAAAGTCGGTTTTTTTTAATTCGTTTACCAAAAACTGCGTATACTTTTTTGTTTTACTAGTATCAAATCTACCTAACATATCAATTAGTGTTAATGATAAATTTTTATTCTCTTCTTTTAATTTTTTAATCCCCATTATTTTTTATTTACATGGTTAATAATCAATCTATCAACATATGGTTTTATGACCACACCAAAACAAATTCCGCCAACGAAATATACTATCATATTTTTTATTTTTTAATTATAATTTATTCAAAGTAAAATTTATCAATAGGAATTCGTCTCTCCATATAGTTTTTGTTGGATTTATATGCTACACGAAGCTCGGTTTTTTGTCTAAAGAATGTAACATCCCAACCATCACAAGATTGTCCTTTTGTTAAAGGTTGTGTTATGTCGTCAACATTTACGTGAGCTTCATTGGTGTAAAACCAAAAGCCATTACCAAAGTCCGCCATTTTTTTGATGGTATATGTACCATCAATAGTAGAGTTAACTCCTTTGATTACAAGTTTTGTAAAGTTTTTGTGTTTTCCTTCTTTCCAATCAGTAAATGTCATATCAAATTTCATATCTTATCTTGTTTGTTTTACAAAGATAAGAAAAATAAATCAATATAAAAGAAAAATATTAATTTATTTCAAAATTAATTGGGAGTGAGCATCTAGTCCTAACCTTTTTTCCTCCTTTTTCACCTGGAATCCAATTTGGCATTGTTTTTACAACTCTTTTTGCTTCTTTGTCTAGATCAAAGCTAACGCCTCGTTCTATTGTTATATTAGTAATTGACCCATCTGGTTCGACAATAAATGATAGGTATACTCTACCTTGTTCATTGAATTCGATTGCTGCCTCTGGATAATCTATATTTTGTACAACCCATTTAATCATCTCAATGACACCACCCGGGAACATAGCGTCTTTATCTGGAAAATCAATAATTTCTTCTGATATTATTATTTCAGTAGTATCAACAATATTTGGTGGCCCAACAGTGACAACTGGTGTTATTATTTTTTTTTCATTTTCTTTTTCTTTTATTTTTTCATCAATAGGTGGTGTGTATTGTATCTTTGGTAACTCCAAGATTTTTGGTGGATCAACCTTTGACTCAACCATATAATTAATTGTAGTGCTCTTCCCACTATTAATTATAGGTTTATAGTTTGTTAAAACATTGGTATACGAAAATGAGGCTAATGTCATTGCGCCAGCAAATAAAAAACCAACTAAAAGAAAACTAATTCTTTTGGTTTCTAATTCTAATGATTTGTGTTTCTTTGTTTCCATAATTTTTTTAATTACGGTTGAACAAATTTAATTCCAAAAATTACTTTATAACAACTGTTGTGTTAAAATTTTCTAATCTCCTCTGATGTTGTTTTGATATATCAAATTCAATATCATTTAAATTTTCTTCATAATAACTATATGCTTCACAGTTTTCTTTACTCGTTTTACAAGCAGTTAATGTAGAAATAGTTAAAATAATAAACAATAATTTTATTTTCATTTTATTAATTTTTTTTTATAAAAATAAATATTAAATATTTTAAGATATTTATAAAAATATGAAAATTATAATTACAGAAAGTCAATATAATTTAATAGTTAATAATAATAATTTAGAATTTTCATTAAATGAGGGTATTCTAAATACTATAGCAGATATTGTTGGTATTTTCGATCCTACTGGTATTGTTGATATTGGTAATGCAATATCTTACTGGCGTCAGGGTAAAAATACATTTGCATTATTAACTCTAGTTTCTGCGATACCAGGGATTGATTGGGCAACAAAACCATTTGTCTTGGGTAGTAAAGTTGTTTCGGCAGTTTCAGAAGTTCCAATACTTGGTTGGTTACTAAAAACAATACTAAAGTGGTCTGGTAAAACTTTGGATTTTTTGGATAAGATGTTATTGTCAAAAATACCCTTAGTTAAAAATTTTGCTAATGGTATGCGTAAATTTATAGAGGGTTTAAAAAATGATGCCGAATTAAAGCTTACGGAATCTTTTAGTAATTATGATTTTGACCTAATAAATGAGGCTAAATTATATAATAAACTAAATGAAAATATAGATTTTGATTTAGCATATCGTAATTGGTTTAATCCAATATATAATAATGTTTGTTTAAAGTACGCTGATGGTGATAGGGAAAAGGCTAAGGATTTTTGTCAAGATGGTTTTATAAAAGCTTTTAATAATTTAGAAAAATTTAGTGATAACCCAGATAAAATTGGTGCGTGGCTTGCTATGATTGTTAGAAACAACACAATAGATACAATTAGAAAACAAAAAGGTAATAAGGTTTCAGATTTTGATTTTGATAGATATGATAGTGAAGAAGATGAATATGATGATAGATATATGGGACTATATGATGATAGTGATATAAAAAATGCTATTTTAGAATTACCAAAAAAACAACAAGAGATTTTTAATTTATATTACTTTGATGATTTACAGCACGATGAAATTGCTGATAAATTAGGTATTAACATTGGCACATCTAAATCACAGTTACATAAGGCTAAAAAAAATCTTAAGATTGAGTTAGAAAAAATAAAGGAGGTATAACCCTCCTTTATTTTTTAATGGAATATATATTCCGACTCCACCACCTTGTTTTTCTAAACAAGGAAAAATTAGTTTATTAATTTACTGTCTTGTCATCCAAAAATAATACTCAGTTTGATTACTAGATCCAATTGTAATGTCAGTAAACTTTAAACCATTCATAACACCAAGATTTAAGTTGCCCTGATATATGGTACCGCTAAGATTACCAAATGGTGTATAATTTAATGTTAAATTATAAGCTGATGCCGTTGGATAAAACGAATATGACGATTCAAAACCATTATATGTATACGTATTTAAATCTAGGAACGTTATAGTATCGTTTAATGGAAAAATTTCACCAAATTGGCCAACCCTATATTGTGATATAACCCAAATTTGTCCAGTTAAATTATAGGTAGAGTCAATTTCTAATGTGTCACTTATTATTGGTTCTGGTGGATTTGGTGGTCCAATTGGCTCTTTTTCACAAGATATTAATGAAAAAAAGATTAAAAATGCTATATATAAATTTTTCATAATTATTTAGTTACTAATGCTTCAATTTTACTTCTAACCTGTTCAGTCATAGACAATTCTTTTGTGTTTGTAACAACAATAGAATCTTTTAGAGTACTAGCTGGTATATTAACAAAAAAAGTATCTCCATTAAAAAAAGTTAAATTTTGTTTTAATTCAATACTTGCGTGTATCATTTTTAAAAAAAGTTTAAACTGAATTTCATTCATAAACGTTTCGTTTACCAATTCACCAAACTTTTCGTTTATTACCTTAATATTATATCCTACTTTCATATTACAAATATAAGTAAATTTTTAAAATAAACAAAAAAACCCATAAAAAATTTAAAGTTTTATGGGTTTTAATATTCTAAACCATTTTTTATTGATAAGAAGAAGGTTGATTTAGTTTTTTATGTAACATATAAATATATGTTTTTTATAAAAAATCAATTTTTTTTATAAAAATTTAATAATTTTAATTAAATCTTTATTATTTTCACTAATTGGTAATGTTTTTTTAGTAAAATACTTACAACTAGTATGTTCATGACCATCTTTAGCCTTAACTAAATTTGGTTTATATTTTTTATCACATTTAGATAAAAATACATACAAAATACCTTTTTTTGTAGTGCCGTCTTTTTTATACTTATTTATTAATCCAACTAAATTTAAATTATCTGGTAATGAAATATTTGTTTCTTCTTTAAACTCTCTATGAGCCGCGTTAATTGGTGTTTCGTTTGATTCAATACCACCAGATGGTATTGACCATTCATTTGCCATTGATTCTTTTGGTGATCTTTTACATAGTAAAATGTCATCATCAACTTTTAAAATTACACCTGAATATCTTTTAAATTTATCCATAATTACATATTTATAAATATGGAGTTAATTATAAATGATAATCTACTTAAAGTCATACCAGTTATTACTAGACAGGATATTGAAAATGGTATGATGTATAAAAAATTTAACGATGATTTTAATGGTATGTTATTCGTTTTTAATGAAATTAGTTCCCATTCTTTTTGGATGAAAAACTGCATAACGTCTTTAGATATTATTTTCATAAAAGATTTAAAAATTAATAAAATTCATAGTAATTGCCCTCCATGTAGAGAAGATAACTGTCCTAGATATAGTGGTGTTGCTGATTTGATTTTAGAAATAAATGGTGGTGATTGTGAAAAATATGACATAAAAGAAGGTGACTCTGTTTTTATAACAGATTAATCTTTTAATTTATTAATATGGTGCTCTAAATACCATAAAGCTTTTTCTAAATCTTCGATTTCTTTTTCTTTATCTTTTTTACCAGCTCTTGATATATACTTTACTGTATTACCCAAAGAAAAGTTTAAATCCCAGGCGTCAATTACTTTTATTGCTTCATATGTATTGTCTTCACCACCATAATGTTTTGGGTGGTCGACTTGTTCTTTAGCTTTCTTTATTTTCGACTTCTTCATTTTCCTTAATTAATCTTTTTTGATATAGATAAGATAATAACTTTCTTTTAAAAAGTGGTAGTAATGTTTCTTCAATTGGGAATTCACCTCTACTTACCATCTCAATTACTGGTAGTTTTGATTTATCCTCTCTAGTTACATTCTCACTTATTATTTTTGGGACTGTTGATTTATTTATTTCATCACAATAAATAAGTTTTGTTATTATTTTATTTTCATTTGCACCTCTTGTTGCTGGTTTTTCTGTATATTCCCATAAATAAATTTTATTTTCCTTTTTGTCTTTAAAATAAAAAAAACCATCTATTGATGTTATATTTTTTTTATTCTTTTTTACAATTAAATGTACACTATCAAATACTAATTCCCATACTGATTTAGCAATACTAAAATATTCCATAAGTCTTGGTAATGAATATCCTAATATTTTGACAAACTCAAAATATTCTTCATTTGACATATGTGGTAGTTCTTTTAACTTAAGGTCTTTTACTAATAATTCATCATCAGGTGTTTTAAACCTCTTATCAGTATATAACATTTTTTTATCCTTAAGTAATGTTTGTGCATTTGCTAAGTGTAATGAAAGTTCTATGAATCCTGGGTATAACTCCATATTGTCGAGTCTTTCGCCCATTTTTTGAAAATAAGATAGTAGTTTATATTCTTTGTGTTCCCGGTCTATGGGTTTTTCGAACATCCAATCTGTGTCCATTAAAAATTCTATCTTTTTCTTTTTTCTCATTTAATTTAAAAATAACCATATAATATAATCTGTAAATATTATTTATGCGTCTATTCTCATAATAATGTAATAATCATTACCATATCTAACACTTTCATATGTTCCATCATATGAATTTAGAGTGTCTCCGTAATCACCATCACGAACTAATGCGTCTAGTAAATCATCTTTATCAATATAATCAGTAATATCCCTTCCCATCTCTCTTAACCAATCAGCTGGATCATATCTTACGTTGTCGTTTAGGTAGTCTTCTATTGCTTGTTCTATATCATCTTCACTATAATCACCTTCTGGAAAATCTTTAATATCTTGTATTTCACTTTCAAGTTGGTCAATTTCATCTTGAGTTTCCTGGATTTCATCTTCGTCTTCTAGCTCTTCTAACTTTTCTTCTAATTCACTAATTTGATTTTCTAATCTTTCTATTTCTTCTTCTTGGGATGATGATAATTCTATTCTTTCAACACCATAATCTTCTGGTGATTCTCGAACCCAGTCTTCAATAGCATATCTTGCATCATCTACAACGGCTTCTTCATCGATATAATATGATAGGAAATTGTTATCTAAATAATTTTCAGGGTAATCAACCCATTCTTGGTAATAATCTCTCATTGACTCTTCGGCTTCATCTTCTGTTCCAATTGCATATCTAGATCCATCTTCTAGTAGTTCAAATTCATCCATAGCATAAAAACGACCACTAGGATATAAATAATATACATCAAATTTACCACTTAAAAGGTCGCTTAATTCATCTTCTAATTCGTCAATTTCATCTTGAGTTTCCTGGATTTCATCTTCATCTTCTTCTAGTCTTTTTATTTCTTTTTTTATCTCTTGGACTCTTTCTTTTTCTTCATCATCTAATTCTTCAATATGACCTTCATCAACTGCAAATTGGAATACTAAATTTGCTCTTATTCCTTCTTCATCTAAATTACTATTCATATCCCACTCACCATCTCTTCTTTTTTCTTTTTGCTCCTCCATTTTGGCAGCTTGTCTTCTACTATACACAACTTTTTCATATGGTGTTTGCCAATAGCGGCTATACCCTGTTACTTTTGTGTGGTCTAATGATTTTATATTTGTTCGTGAGACATCTAAATCACCATCAATTGTAATTGGTCCTAAATCTATTATTTTATCATTGTCTCTAAGAGTAACATCACCAACAACAACAAGGTGTTTTCCTTTAAACTGTGGTAGTTTTGGAATTGCTTGAGCGGCATAATTTACTCTTTTTAAGAGTTTCATATAATCTTCAGCTGAAATTCTTACATCTTCAACTTCTTCTTTAATGATCCTTGATAAAACATTTAAAAGTTTTGTTTTCATACAACAATAAATACCTTAAACTTTACAAATATGAATATATCATAATATTTATAATTAAATAAACTTAATAAAAACAATTGTTATGGGATGTGGTTGCAAAAATAAGGGAAACAATAATAACACTACACAACAACAAATTAAATCCTCAAATACTACTAGTAGTACTAATACTCAAACACAAAGTGTTCAGGAATCTGTTAAAAAAATTATTCAAAAGTATTATAGTAAATAAATTTCATTTAACTAAAGAATACATATAGGTGGGTTATTTTTTCCCACCTTTTTGTATTTATAGAATATGACAAAACTTGATAGATTTTTAGAGTTATTTCACGATGGTAGGGAATCTGAATATGAAAAAATATTACAGGTCTTTAACACCACACGTAATTTCTTAAAAATTGTTGCAAAATATAACCTGCAGGAAGATGTTGATATTGGTTATATTCCAACAGATGAATGGGAGAGGGACCCTGAGCTTATAAATTTTCTAGGTGATAATGGTTTTATTAGTGGTGTTAGTGATTATAATAGTTTAGAGGATGATGAGGTAAAAAATAGATTTTTACTTTGGTCTTTAAATAATAATGAAAGTGATACTTTAGATTTTATTGCTAGTACTATTTTAAATAGTGATGTTATTGTAGAAAAAGACGGTTATTATCTTAGTCTTAATGGTAGAGATGATTTATCATTTTTTTTTGAGAGTTATAGTAGGGAAACAAGTCCTAGGGATTTAGCAAAGGCTGTCTTAGCTGAAGACGACTTCTTTGAACGGTGGTGGGACACAACAGATGATGTTTATAGAGATGTTATTGATGAATTAAATAGTGCTAATGAAGCTAGACTTGCAAAATATATTCTTAATGAAATTGGTAATAGAGATTTAAATTTAGATGACTATAACGATGATTTATTTCATGAATTTTCAGAAGAACAAGGAACTAAAAATACCTTTCAAATAACAAATAGTAATGTTATGAATTTAATTGGTGATGAATCAGCTATGGACGAACTTCTTAATGGTGATTTAGATGATTTGAAATCTGAATTACATTCTATTCATAATAATGCATATAATAATGCTTATGAGAGTGAGTGTTACGAACTTGTAATGGATGGTTTACAGGAATATTTTGTTGGTAAGTTTGATTGGGAAGAAATTAAACAAACAAGTGGTAAGGTTAGATATTATCCAAAAATTAAAATACGTGATTTTTATTCTAATGTAAAATCATATCTAGAAGAGAATATACGTTATAATACTTTAGAATATCAAGGCTCTTATACTGAAATGATGGGATTCTTGTTTTACGATGGTGTACTTGATGAAATTAGTTTTAGAATACCTGATTATCCTGACTATCGATTAGTTGACAAATACATAAATGATTATTTTGGTGATTATATATAATGAATATTGATTATTTTATACATGGGATTAACACTAATGACCCGGATGTTTTAGAAAAGTTACATACTATTTTTGGTGGTATGAAAAATTTTATATTTGGGTATGTCTATAAAAAAAATAGACTAAAAGATGTTAATTTATATAAAATATATTATGGAATGGAGGAGGCTGAACTTTGGGATTTTGGTAAAATATGTAATTTATATTTAAAAGAGTTTGGTCCTGATTTCTTTGTTCGCTATTTTAGTCAGTATGCTAGTAATTACATTACAAAAGAAGGTGATGACTACTACCTAAATTTAAAATACCTATCTGATATTCGTGATTTATTTATTGGTCCTAATATGGATTTTATTTCAGATTTATTTGGTCAGGACTGGTATGAACCTTTTTATGTTGAAACTAATGATTTATATGATGATGTTATTAGTGTATTAAATAATGAAAATAAAAAATATCTAACTAAAGTTATTTTAGAAAAAACTAAAGGTATTACATTATCAGAGAGTGATATAATAGATTCTGATGGTTTTTGGAGTGCTTTACTTGATTATGTAAATGAAGATGGTGTTTTTAGTTTTCACGAAAATATAAATGCTATTATGAATAATGAAGATGACCTTTTTAATGAGGTTATTATGATGAATTATTTTGGTGAATTGCAAAGGGACTTAGAAAACTTATATTCACTTTCATATAATGAGGCTTGGAATGAAGAAATGACAGATATTGTTTTAGATTCTATTAGTGAATACTTTGATCCTAATATTAGATGGGAAGGTGATATGGCTAAAATAAAAATTAAACTTTTTGGTACCACATTAAAAATGTTTTTTGATACGTCAACAGATGAAAGTATCACAGATTATACCGATTACCTTTATTTTATAAATAGTTTACAAAGGTTTGGTATTATAGATGAGTTTAAGTTTAGAAAATTAGGATATCCAGATTTTAGAAAAGTTAATCAAGAAATCAATGAGCGATTTTTTGATTACGTAGAATAACTATTTAGTTATTGAAATAAAAATCATATTCATTATAAAAAAATAGAATATGAGAAAAATTAATAAAAATTCAAGAAGAGGCATTGTTAATTTATTTGCCGATTTTATTCTTTCAAGAATAGATAAAAAAGAAAACTCAATTATCCAGGTTACAGATTGTGAATCATTTATGGTTATTCATGGTCTTACAACATCAAATACTTTACTAGACCTAGAAAAAATAAAAACAGATTTTACTAATTGGTTTGATAAAGAATTAAAAGATGTTGGTATTGATCGTATAAATACAATAGATTTAATAAAATACGAGGTTGAATTAAATAATATTGAGAAAGGTTGGGTAAATGTAAATAAGGATGTCTTTATTGAGGAAGATGAACCGGTTTTTGAGTTATCTACATCATCTGAATTTCCATATGGTTATAGTTTAAATTGTGGTAGGTCTATGGTTTATTACTCACACTATATTTTTAATCATATGTATAGTCTACTTGGTGTTAAATCTTTAGATTTTTTCTTTACAAAAAATGAAGATGAGGATGGTGATTTAAAAATTAAAATTGTATCCAATTCAAAAATTAATAAACATAAAATTAAATCATTAATTCTTGATGTGTTTTCCTTTGATTTAGAAGAGTTTAATAGTAGACTTGATGAATATGACTTATTACAAGATATATTATCACCTGATAGAGAAAAACCATATCTAAAACAAGATATGTTAGAACACGTAGTACTAGTTTAAATTAAAAACCCCCAATTAAGGGGGTTTTTTGTTAATCAACTAAGAATGATTTTATAATATCAAACCCTTCATTTATATCCTGGAAGTCTCGATCTGGTGCAAATAAATTTGTGATTGGGGCTTCTGTCTCTGGGGCTTCAATCAACATAAAGGCCGGAACATATTCATTTTCAGTTATTTCAACAAAAAGGTTGTATTCATCTTCATATTTATGAATATCTCTATCATAGTACTCAATACCAGCCTCATTTAACATATTTTTTAAATCAACACAAAAAGGACAACCATCCATTGTGAATAAAACAGCAACCTTATCCATTAATCAATTCTTTTAACATTCCATTTATTTGTTGTTCAGATAACACACCAACTTTTGTCTCTATAGTTTCACCAGAATTAAAAATCTTTATTGTTGGTATACTTCTAATCCCTAGGCCTACCGCGGCCTCTCTATTCTCGTCTATGTTCATTGTATACATCTTAACATTAGAGGTGTTTTCTCTAGCGACTTTCTCAAATCCTGGTTTCATCATACGACATGGACCACACCATGGTGCCCAAAATTCAACTATAATTTTTTCACCACTATTAATTTGTTGTTGTAGCTCTGTACTATTTATTTCCATTGATTTAATTTTAATAATTTTTTTATAAAAAACTTAACCTCAGTAAAATCTTTTGGTTCAAAGTAAATTTTAATATCATAATTAATACTTTCTGTATTTCTTTTTGATAAATATATATAAAAATCAGATTTATTCCTAAAAATTGCTTCTAAATATGAAAATCCTTCCTGGTATGTTGCAATATCACAATACTCTAAAATATAATCTTTTTCTAAAAGTATTTCAGGTGTTAGATTTATTGTTGTCATCAATTTGTTTTTGGAGTAGGTAACCCCTTTTGTTTCAAAAAGAGATTTAAGAAATTTTTCTTCAATTCTAAAAAGGGTTACCTCATCCATATTAAACCATTGTTTCTGCCAACTCCCAGAGTTGTGTGTTAATTTTATTCTGTGTTAAAATACTATCAACTTTTCTCATCTTTGTGGATTTTCCTCGATTATTTGAGACTTTTGCTCCACCACGAATAAACTTCTCTTGTACTACATTAAAAACACTCCACAAGTCATTTCCTTCATCCTCAACTCTATTTGGTGTTAGTAAGTCTAAGATTTCAAGATCGTTAAATGTCTTTTCCAAGTTAAATCTAATCTTAGCTGATTTACGAATAAAGTCAATCTTATCATCGTCTGACATTTCACGAGCCATCATTCTACCAACTGAATTCTGAATCATTGGTAATTTCTTTGAGAACTTTTCGGCTAATTCCTTAACATCGTCAAGCTGGAAGTGGTTGTGTCTCATTGAGAACTTTTCTGCTACCGCTGTTGGTACTGTTAGACCATTAGAACAAACTAGCCTATGTAGTCCTGCTGACATAGAAAATGCTGTTGCACCATTGTGTGAGTTTCTAACTATAGCCTCAACTAATGTGTCACCAACTTTAGGTAGTTCATTGTTTCTAAACTTAATTTCGTGTAAAGAATGAAATCCTTTTCCTGTTTGTTTAACGGACGATACCTCCCATCCTTCTCGATTAAAAAATTCCAATACCTGGTCCGTTGGAACAAAGGTATATTTGTTTGTCATCTTTTGTGATGGTGTTGTAGAAAAAACTGATGGTGCTAATTCTTTAATTAATTCTGGTGTATAAATCATATCTTTTAAATTTTATTTACATTACAAATATAGTAATTTTTTTTTAATTACCAAACATTTATGTAAATTAATTTAAAATAATATCACCAAACTTTGTTTTCATAATAATATTATTTAAGCTAGTTTTTGTGGATTTTATATCTCCTAATTTAAGTTTTAAAACTATTTCAATAATTTGTTCTCTAGTTAGTGAAACATCTTTACCTAACCTTAGATTATTTTCGCATTCATCCCTTAAGTAATTATAAAATTTTTCTTTTTGTATTTCACCAATTAATGTAATTAAATCATTTTCATTATTTTCAAAAAAATGAATTAGATTACTCATATAAATATCAACCTCTAAATCCCCCATAATTTTATTTTTTTTTAATTTAACAATTTCCTCTCATCTCAGATGGGAAATTTATATCCCAAAACACATCAGATGGATCAAAGTATTTAAATATTTCTTTTGGTAGTTTTTCAATATCAATACTAGAACCCATAACTGATAAAAAGTCAAGACAAGTTAACTTTACTATCGACTCTGGAAGAGTAGTTAATTGCTTGTTATTTGTCAAATTTAAAAATGCTAAACTAGTACAGTTTCCAACCTCACTTGGTAATTCTTTGATTATATTTTCACAAACAAGTGTCCCCATTTGTGTGAATTTACCAATTGTTGGTGGTATAGTTAAAATTATATCATCTTTTGATTTATTCTCTATCTGTAGAAATTCAACATCTTCTGGTAATAAATCAAATAGTAAGTCTAATCCAAACATTCTTGCAAATTTAGCATTTGGGTCATTAGGATATGCTATTTGTACAAAGTCCGGTTTGAATGATTGTGAGATGTCTTTTTCAAACTTAGTTTTCAAACTTTTATAATATGGTCTCATCTCTCTACTCATGATTACTTCCATATCATTTTCATTTAATTCACTTAATGACTTTTGTAATATTTTTTCTTTCCTTTTAGATATATAATATGTTCTTGCGCTTGGTGTTAAAGCTCTAACCATCTCAGCAGATAACTCATTTCCTAATCCAATATATTTCTTTTGCATTTCTTCTGGTAAATTACCAAAAATTTCACCACCATTGTTAATATGTCTAAAATCAGGTCCTCGCAATTCAATCCATAATTCAACTTCCTCTTCCCCTCCAAGTTCTTGGATTGGGTCTGTGGTTTTTAGATTATAGCTTTTGTATCTTTGCATTTTTTCCTGGTCACTATCGCTAAATGGTTTTGCTTTTAGATAACCTTCTTTACCTTTTAATACCGGAATTTTAGAAAGTATCTCACTCCATGGAATAACTGTTGATCCTGCAAATCTTCCAGAGTTAGAACCATCGGCTAGTCTCATATCACCATATCTATCAACTAATATTACGGATGCATAATTTAAATCAGATGATGGTAAAGTTTTATTTATAATGTAATATAGTGTTAAATTTTGATTAAGTCTGTAATTGTAATAATAGTTTGATGAACCCTCCCATGATGTACACCATCTTCTATCTGGTGCGTGTTTTTTTCTAATGTTAATACACTTATGTTTTTGATCTGGTGCAAAAATTAATACGTTATCATCTTCATACGCAATATCAACATCGCTTGTATCAATTTCAGGCACATCATATTCACTTTCTTCCATTGGTGTGTACCCATCAACTATATGTTCAAACTCATCAAATGTCATAAAAGCACTTAATTTGGCGTTAAGTGGTATTAATTCAAAATGGTTAATAAATCTTTTAACCCTAGGTAATATAATTGTTAGTGGGTCGTCATCTGGATTTTCTTTCTTGAATTTTTCAAACATCGCAACAACAAAAGGATTTAATCCATCTTCGTTAAATTTTGTAAAGTATTTATTAACTAATGAATTTAACTCTGATGGGTTATAACTTGTAACTTCTTTTTTAAATTCTTTTACGTTTTTTAAATGTGTTTTAAGTTCAAAGAATTTTTTAATATTAAGTTTTACTAACTGTAAATCCGCTCCTTTATATTTTGTGATATAGTCTTGTACTAAATCTTCTAGATTCTTCTTACTTTTTTGTTTTTCACTTTTATCTTTAACTAATTCTTTAACTTTATCATATGTATGTCTAAAAATATCCTTATCCTCATTATTAAATGCTGCTTTAAATCTTTCAAAATCCGCAATAGTTTTCCTAATCTCTTCCTCAGTATCATTAGTTTGTTCGATAAACTTATCTACAAGTTTTTTAATAGTAGATTCAGGATATTCTAATAATATTTTTTTAGTTGTTATATTTTCTTTAACAACTTTAGATAAAAGTCCAATTAATTCCATAAATTATGTTTTTATAATAAATATTATATATTAATAAAAAATATAGTTTAAAAAAAAATAAGAACTTATATATTTTTATATATGGAAAATAATAAAAGATGTAAAACATGTGGGACAACTAGAGGTATTGTTAAGACTAAAAATTTTGTTTTTATAACTGGCGTAATATTTTTGTTTTTATCAATATATGGTTTGATTAGTCTAATAAAAGACATCATGTTTTACTTTTAATCTCTATAATACTTTAAATATTGATTAATAATTAGATCCCCGGTTGTTTGATTTTTAAATCCCTTACCTTTAACTCTTAATGGTTTTGATGTATCTATTAACTTTGGGAATTTAATCGTTAGATCTCCACTTGGGTGTGGGATAGTAAATGTTTCTTTATTTATTTTTTCTAAATCTAGATATAAATCATATACTAAATTAGCACCAAATTTACTAAAATCATTTTCTTTGGTAATGTTAATTCTAACAAGTAAGTCGCCATAATTACCATTTTTAAAATCGCCCAAACCTTTTAATCTTAAAAATTGACCTTCATCAATGTCGTTTGGTAAATTAACATCAATACTTTTAATTTCATCATTATTTCCATTACCATTACAAACGAAACATGGGTTATATATTATTTGTCCAGACCCATAACACGTTGGACATTCTGTTGCGATTATTTGCGCAAAACCGCCCATATTTATTTGTCTTCTAATTTGTCCTTGCCCATTACATATATTACACGTTTTTTTATCACCACCACCACCACTGCAGGTGTCACACATTTTTTTTCTTTTGTAATTTATGGTTTTTTTACCTGCGTTATATGCTTCTATTGCTCCAATACTTAAATTAATTGTTGTTGTGTGCCTTACTGGTTCGGATCTATTGTTAAAACTACCCCCAAAAAAACTACTAAAAATATCATTAAAGTTACCACCACCAAATGGGTTTTTTTGTTGTATGTCGTATTCTTTTCTTTTGTTTTCATCTCCAATTGTGTCATAAGCTAATGAAATTTTCTTAAATAACTCCTCATCACCACCTTTATCAGGATGTGTTTCTCTAGCTAGTTTTCTATAAGCCTTTTTTATTTCATCTTGTGTGGCGTTTTCTTCAACGTCTAATATTTTATAATAGTTGTCCTGATTCATATGGAATATTTATTTAAACGAATACTAAATTATACTTTAATTTATGGAATCAAAATATAACTATATAATTGTTCTATTTAAGAATAAAGAAAAGAAAAAAATAATAAAGAAATTTATAACTAAAGATAGGGCTACAACTTTTTTTGATGATAAAATAAATAATAGTCCTATTTTTGGTAAGATGGTTGAGAATGGTGAATTGTGTAGTTTCGAACTTGGTTTATTGGAGTCAGTTAGAGTTAATAAAAATTATACTTATTTTGCTAAAGATGAGTTTGGTCGTCAAAATAGGATTCAACTGGATAGTCCGGATTACAACATCATAAAAATTAATAGTTATTCAGTTGAGGAGTTAATATATGATTTACAAAAAAATAAAAAAATAACAATCACCCAATTTAATAGGCTATACCTACCTAAAGGAAGTGTAAAACTAATATCAAAATTAAACAATAAGGTGATAGTTCAAAACGAAAATAATTTTAATATTTTTTCACTAAAAACAGAATTTGATTGTGATAGATTTTTAGATGTTTTAGAAAACTATATGATATCCAATGGTCGTATTGATAGTATCATAGTTAAGGACTCTAGTAGTGACCAAAAAAAATACCTATATGATTTGTTAAGTAAGAATGGATTTTCAAAAAGTAGTCTATATCGTAAATCAACAAAATTTAAAAAATTAAATTAAATTTTTTAAACCATCTTTTAAAAAATCTACTTTTTTTTTGTTTAGGTTTTTCAACAACTAACTCTTCTACTTTATTTTCTATTTTATATGAGTTTTCTAATATAAAAACAATTTCTGTATTTGAGATTTCTATTGAAATCTGCGTCTGATCGACTTTAACATTCTGAAAGTTTGATTTAACATAATTGAACTCATTTTGACTCATTTCATAGAGAATTACAGATTTACTATTTGGAAATACATTTTGTGTCTTATCAACGATTTCTGCTAAATCAATTAATTTGGTATTAAAATCATTTTTATTCTCTCCCATAAACTTATTTTAACCTTTTTAGGTAAGATATCCTCTTTTTTATATTTTTTTATTTTGTCTATTAACTCGTTTTTTTCTCGTTCTAAATCTTCTTGGTCCTTTTTGAATTCACTCTTTAGTAAGTTCATCTGGTTCTCCGACTTGTTCATCATTTTCAAGTTGTAAATTAAATTCGTTTATTTCAAACTTTAGAGTCTTTAAACTACCAATATCTTGCAATTCAAATATCTTTTTTAATTCCTCTACTTTGTTTGAAAATAGCGCTTCTTTCTGTTCTATCTCTTTGTTAAAATTTATAATCTTTTTTATGTTCTCAACAGTTAAATTTAACTCATCTTCTTTTAACTCCGATACAAAAGAAACTAGGTTTTTACCTGGATTTTGTTTTTCCTGTTTAACAAACTTATCCTCATTTATATATTTTTTTGGTATTCTCCACTTCTCAGGGAATTCGATATCAAAACTAAGATATTCTTTTAGTTTTCTAATAGAAACTAAGTATGGATATACTAGTTCAATTTCTTCGTAAAATGTCATAATTATTAATTTAGTAAGTAGGTTATTATATATGAAATACTAAGTCCTATATATATAATTTCTTTATTAGTATATTTAACTTGTTTTGGTGGTGTTTTAAATATCGATATAAACAATATTACAATATTCCTAATACACACTAATAAAGTGAATATAAAAACAAATAAAAATATATTTTTAATATCTACCATTATTTCTTTCTCTCATCTAGGATTTCAGATCTAAGTTGTTTTAGTAGTTTAGTTAATTCCTGTGCGTCTTTTCTAGCTCTAGTCCCAGCGGAATTATTACCACCATAAAATTTAGTAACATCGACAGTTAGTGTGTCTACCATATTTTTAATTTCTTCTAAAGTTTTCATATTATAAAATTTATTGTTTATTTGTTATATAATAAAAAAATTAATTTTTATGTAAAGATATATACGTCATATTTAAGTCCAAAGATTTATAAATTGTTAATAATAAATCCAAGTCTGATTTACTAAAGTTAGTGTCTAAACTAAATATGTCTAGTAAAAATTTATCAATAGTTTCTTTAAACTCTTTTTTTTCTGGACTATAAAAAATTTCATTAAAAAAATCTTTAAAATATAGATAGTGTGATCCTTCTTTATTAAATGAAATATTTTCTTTTTTAAAATTTTCTATGTTTTTTTTCCAACACCAATTAAAATGGTTAATATTGTCATTATCTGACATAATAACACTTTGTTTTTGATTTATCTCTGATTCACCAAGATACGTATTATATATTATACTATATAAACTATATGAAAAATCAAAATATAATTCTAGTTTTTCAAAAATAATATTATTAGATTTAAACCAAACATCAACCTCATCTTTACTTAATGGGTTTGTAATGTAGTTAAAAAAATTATTCTCCATAAATATATCTATCTATGGAGAATAATAATATAAGATTTATTTTAAGTAAATTATTGTGTCTTTTTTGTATATCCCATTAGTTGTTGAATTCTACTAAATTCTTCATTTAGTTTTTGTTTTTGTTTCTCGTTTGTGTTTTCAACTTTAATATTCACACCACTTCCACTATTTTCACCGGTACCATCTGTAACTGGTTGTGGTGATTTTCTATAGGCCATCATTTTTGCGTTATGGAATTTTTTAGTTTTTCTCTTTTTATTTAGTTTTTCGCCTAAATCTGTTTCTTCACCATTTGCCCACTCTGAATTATTTCCAGTTCTAGAAGCACCGCCAATTAAATCATCAACCCAATCTTCATCGTATTGAATCTCGTCAGGTACAAGGTCTTCCATTCCTGGGTGCATAAAATCGTCTAAAAATTCTTTACCATCATCTGACATTGTGTATTTTTTAGTTTTCATTTTTTCTAACTCGCCATTACCCTTTGGGAATTTCTTTGGGTCCATTTCAAAGTCACCTTTTGACCCATCTTTTAAATAATCTTTTAGTTTTTTTACAACAGAATTTAAATACTCATCATTTTCCTTTTTAGACCCTTTGTGTGCTTTTTCATATGTTGCTAAACCAACTGGTGTAACACCTTTTTTAATGTTAGATTTTACATTTTCTTCATTAACAATACTCTCTATCAAATCAATGACTTCATCCTCGGTAAATAATTCACTACCTTTCTCATCTGAAAGACTATATAGTATAGACTCGTTTGTAACACGAATCTTTCTTCCACCAAGTTCAAACTCATCATCACCATCCTCTCTAGCTTTTTTTAATTTATATCCAAAAGCGTTTCCTTCTCCCATATCATCTTCGTCTATTTCTAAATCAAATAAGATTTCATCTTCATCTTTATCATCATATTTTTGACGTTTTTTATTGTGATGTTTTTTACCTTTAAGATTCCATTTATCGTATTTGTCTTTACTAAAACGATTACTTCGTATTATGTCGTCAGTTTCTTCAAACCAACTTGGGTCTTCTAATTCTAGAATGTCTAATTTTTTACCACCACACTCCATACAATCGTCTTCATACATTTTACCACACTCAATACATTCGTTTTCATAAATAGATCCTCCACACTCACAAAGATTTCCCTCGGCAACATAATCAAATTCATCACTATTTAATTTTTCTAGAATCTCATCAACCTTAGAGTCGATAGTTTCATTGATTAGTCTATTTTTAATACCTCTTATATAATTTTCAATATCTTTCATAATAATTTTTTATTATAAATATTTAGTTTTTAGTATTTATCTTAATTTCATTAATAATAATATCAATAACTTTATTTTTTGTTATTCCATACTTTCTAGCTGTGGTTTCAATAACAGTCATTAGTGTTTGATTCTCAAAAATATTAACCGCATTAATATCTCCTTGATTACAATAAGGGAATTTTTTACATTTTTTTTTAACCTGGACAAATTTTCCACCAGGAATTTGTGTTTTAGCTCTTCCTCTCCAGTCTTTCTTACTTGTTGATTTGGCCCAAATTTTATTCGTTGAGTATTGTCCGGATGATGCTGATCCCGTGGCTTCCTTAGTTTCAGTTTTTTTTATATCATCTTTAGACATATCACCACCAAAAAGAGGTTCAAAAGATCCAGAACTTGCTCCGGTGCCTGTTGCCTCTTTATTTTCTTCTTTTTTTGGTTTTTCTTTATTTGTTTTATAAACATTTAATACTGATTTTAAAAACTTATTTAAATCTTCTGGATCTTTTAAAAGTTTTCTAATTTCATCTTTAATTTTATTATTTGATAATTTTTTATTCTTTACAAGTTTTAAAACTTTAAAGATGTCGTCCACATCATTTAGATATGTTAAAAAATTTAATGAGTCAAAATCACTTTCTTCACCTAAAAAATCTTTTTTAGCATTCGCCGCGTCAATACCTAGTACACCAGCTTCAAAAAATGCTTTATTTAGTGCGTCTTTAAAGTTTTCAAGAATAGTCATAGTCCTTTAAATTTTGACTCCCAGAAACTCCTTTGCTGGTACATTATTGTATAAAATTCTCTAAACGATTTTATAATTAAATCTTTAATATCATCGTTTAATTTACCATTTCTACCCATTTCTTTTTTTATTCTATCAACCAATTTATCTTCAAACTGTTTTGCAGTATTTGAATTAAAAAAGTCTCGTATCTCCCTACGAGTTATGGCTTCAATTTCTTTTTTATCTGTATTTGTTAATGCCATATTTAAAAAATTTGTAGTATGATCATTGTGCCAATAGCGACACCAGTAAAAATCTCAATTACTGTATTTTTTATTCTAAGTTTTTTATTTTGTTTTCTTAGCTCTTTATTATCTTCGTCAATTAATGTAACTTTTTCTTCAGTTTTACTAATAATTAACTCACTATTCTTGTTCTTCTCTTCTAGAGCTAAAATAATTAACTCTTGTTTTTTTATTTTTTCTTCTAGAGTTTGGATTTCCTCATTGTTTAATTTCTCAATCTCTTTAAGTCTATCTAAGTCATTTAAGTCTTTTAAAATCTCCTTTGCAATATTATTTGGTATACAAATGTCGTCAACTTTAATTATGGTTTTACTTGTATCCTGGGTAAATACATTTCCAGTAAAAAAACAAAATAATATTATTAGAATTCCTTTCATATTAATAATTATATCTTTTTCTAAATAAGCTATCTAATTGTTTATTGGTTGAGTTTTCAATCTCACCATTCTTTTCACTATAAAAGTTATTAACAGTTGATTTCTTATTTTTAATTACTTCAAGCTTACCATCAATTTTGTTTATATCATTTTTATATGATACTATTGAGTCTGTTAGTCTTTTTTGGTCTAATTTTAAACTATTTATTGAGTTGTCTAATTGTTCTAATTTATACTGTAATAATTCTGACTTATCATTAGTTGGTTTAAAAATTAGATATAATAAAAAAACAATAAGTAGTGTTAATACAACTAATAAAATTTCTTTAATATATTTTAAAAAAAAGGTTTTCATTATTCTTTAGTTTTTTTTCTTGATGCAATAATTTTAGACCATTTAGTCTTAAATTTTTCATAATAAGTTTTTAACTTATTCATCATATCTAAGAATTCATCGTCAACTTTCATCATTGTTCCATTAATATAAACACCATTATTTTCACCAATAGAAAAAAAGAATTCAATGTCGTACTCTGTTATTTTTCCAGACCACTCTACATTATTTGGATATAGATTTAACTTATTAAAATCGACAATTTCTGCTACTTCATTTACAAACTCATCCATACTTTCTTGGAAGGCGGTTTTATCATCTGTTGTTAATTGTAAATCCTTATTTGTTTTACCATGTATATAAAATAAACCACCAGAAATTCTATAACCTTTTTTCTTATCTTTTTTTATGTCTTTTTCAGTATTTTTAGAGTCCGCGGTTTCGTATTCATCTTTTTTAATTTCGTTTTCAATACTATCATACGGATTATCTTTTTTAGTTATATTATTTGGCTCCTCAACATCTAATGGTTGTTCTAAAATAATACCATACTTACTACCAATAACTCTATTTTCGTTTATTGTTTTACTATTTGATAGCATACTTTTAGATGCTTTTAATAATTTTTTAATTTCTTCGTAATTACTCATTTGTTAATTTTTTTTCAAATAATTCAAAATCAAATGCTGGACTTAAATCTGTTTTTGTTTCATCAAAATTAGATCTACATATAATTCCATTAAAAGATTCTGTTCCTTTTATTTTAGTGTTATGTCCAATACTTTTTAAATCTATTTTATAGTTTTTACATAATTTTTTACATAAAAAAACTAAACTATCAATTTGTTTTTCAGTATATGGATCCCAAAAAAACTTTTCTCTCCATTTCTTTTCAAAAACTTTTTCTTTATAAATATCACCAATCCAGTTAATGTGGTAATTTTTTAATGGTTCTTTTTCTAACCATCCTAAATTCTCTAATGATATTGTAATTGATTTAGAATTTATCAGTTTTTGGCTTAGTAAATTACTGTATTGATTATCTTCTAATGTATTTAAAATGTAACCTTCTTTTGTTATTACATAATTTGGTATTTTATCATAGTTACCAAAATGTCTTAATTTTAAGGATTTTAAGTAAGACTTAACATTAATTGATGTGTGAGTGAGTACAATCTGTTTTTTAATATTTGTTGATGTCTTATTTGACTCTATTATTTTATTGATTATCTCCATTATTTTTTGTGTAGACTAACCTTTTATTCTTTTTTTCAATCCTTTCTTCTAGTTCTTCAGTTTTTGTTATTGGTAGTTCATCAAAATACTCTTCGTCAGATAAAACCGGGGTGGGAGTTGGGGCTTTAACCCTCTTGGCTTTACTCTCCTCCTCATCCTCGGTTTCTACCTTAGCGGTTTTTTCGCTAGGCTCTTCATATTTAACAAAAAAGTGTAATGATGTTAATGATATGATAGGTAATAATCCTCCTTCTAAAAATGCTAACCATCTTTTCATTCCTATAGTGTCAGTTAATTCTGTTCCCATAGCTTCCCATACTGGTCCTGTTAATTCTACCCAGGATTTAAATAAATCACCATTAGGATCAATTTCTTTATATGAGTAAAATATATTCCCAAGCATCTGAATAAATGTAACTATCCCAAACATAAACCATATACCACCTTTTACTCTATTTGTTGCTGCGACTAGTGCTGTTATTGCACCAACCTCAATTGCTATTGATAGGTATATTGCCCAACTTATTGGGTTTGCCATATCATACCAAGATACAACGTGTGATATCGAGATTCCTGCAACCAATAGTATTGGTAGTAGGAACATGGATCTAATGGGGTTATTTTTTATCCAGCTCCAAATTTGTTTCATAATTCAAAACCTAAATTAAATATCATAAATCTAAACTTACTACAACTTTCATTATTGCAGGGACAAAATTTAAATTCAAATACTGTTAATGTGCCTAATCTAAATGTTAGACTATATTTATTTTTTTTATTACCACTTTTCCAGGAATTTACCCAATTAATCATAATATTATTTTTTTTGTAAGTTTTTAACGTTATTTTTAACAATAGAATGTAATTCCATTAATTGTTGTCCTCTATCCTTAGAAGAAATCCACTCATCATATTCAAGATGAATATTAATTTTTTCAATTCTAATTATTTCAGGTACACTATCGATTTTTTGTTGTCTTAGTTTTATTTCATTTTTTAGGCTGTCAACAACTAAATCATTATTATTAACTTCTCTTGTTAATTTTTTAATTTCAGTAGATTTAGAACATGATCTAAAAAAGTAAAATAGTAATAGTATAGTTAAAATGTAAACTTTATATTTTTTAACTAAATCAATAAATTTTTTCATACTTTCTTTTTTATATAAATATTATTTTTATTAAAAAATAAAAAACCATACAGATAATTGTATGGTTTTAGGTTAATTAATATTCATAAGAGTATTTATAACCACAATCTTCATCGTAATACCGATCTTCATATAAGTTTAGTTTTTCTACTAATTCATATGATAATGGTCTCCAATAACCAACCCTTAAATATTTGTCACCAGTTCCAAAATTTGTTGTACCAAACATTATGTCTTTATCTTCAAATCCAGACTCAAGTAATATTTTTTTAATTTCTTCTTCTTTACTCATCTTTGTTTTGGTTTAAATGTTTCGTTGTAGTATTGTTCAAAGTTTCTATCTGAGCCATTACGTCCGTCATAATCACCGTACCAATAGCAATCTTTCATCTGCTCTTTCTCCATCTGTTTGGCTTGTTGAATAAGAATTTTTACTTCATCTCTTTCAATTGGTAGATGTAATAAAACTTTATTAATCTCATCTTCTAACCGTTCAACTGCTGTCATCTTCTTAGTCATCTTTGTTTTGGTTTAAATGTTTAAAATTGATTATTGTTAGGTTCTGCCGTTCTAGGATATTTTTCAATGATAGCAAAGATGTCGGTTACTTTACAGGCAAGGTCCACGTTTTCGTGAGTGAGTTCAGTAAGTTCTTTAGATTTAATTGCAACTTCAGAATAATCATATCCATCGAATGTACCATATAACCAATTTTCGATTCTTGCGGTGTTTGTTGTTTCACATTTATAGCAAAGTTCTTTGATTACATCGAGAATCATAAATCGAGTTTCTGAATCCATATTTTCGTGTCGGTTGAAGTAGGTTACGCTCATTTTAATATTCTTTAATTAATTATCTTAAACAAAGATAGGAATAATTTTTAATCTACAATAACTTTTTCGATATTTTTTTCAACTTTTAGTCCTTGGAATATATGTGCTATAACATCGACTGTCCATCCGTCACCTAAAAGGCATGCTGATTCATTTCTTGTTAAATCTGATGTGTATCCAGGTGGTACACTTTGTGCTCTTTCCATTTCTTCGTGTGTCATATATCTAACATCACCTTCTTGAGCTAAGTTATAATCTTCTTTTAGTCTATTATAGGTTTCTTCATCTTTGAATACAACTTGCCAAAATCCGTATAGGAAATATCTTCTAGCGATTTTAGCTGGTGTTTTTAATGGTCTAGAATAACTTTCGAGTAGACAATAACCCTTTTCTCGATCAACATATCCATCATCAATAATATCGGCTAATTTAATTCCTTTATCTTTAATATTGGTATCGAATGGTATATTAGTCCAATAAAAACGTTCTCTTAACATTCCAGTAACTAAAGATGAATTAATTTTAACTGGTTGTACACCAAGCTCTTCTGAAATAATATCTTGCCACTCTTTTTTCATTTTAACATTTTCCAAAAGAAAATAGGTTGGTTTTGTTTCTTTTACTAGTCTAACATATTCCCAAAATAGTCCACTCTTATCTCCATCAAGACCTTTTTTTGTTTTATTGGCCCTACTAAAGTCTTGACATGGTGATCCACCAATTAGTAAATCAATTTTTGGTAAATCACTACCTTTTAGTTTTGTAACATCACCAACTTGTATTGTGTTTGGGTAGTTTTTTTGTGTTACCTGGATTGCATGTTTTTTTATTTCGCTAGCATAATAGTTTTCAACTTTAATTCCAATCCTTTCTAGTGCGATTTGTCCACACGACATTCCATCAAATAAGCTTAATACGTTCATAGTTTTTATTTTATACCTTTAAATATATGAGAAATTACATCAACTGTCCAACCATTACCAATCATTTTTTTTCTTTCCCTAATTGATGGGCCTTCTGTGAAACCATCAGGTAATGTTTGTAATCTCTCGTATTCTGTTATGTTTAATTCTCTAATATTATCATTAACAACAACTCCATAATTACAAGCGGTGTTTAATGTATTTGTTTTTCCATTGCTTACCCTACCTCTTCTTGTCTTACTATTTGGGACTTCTAGATTAACGCAATCACCATTAATGGCTTCAAGGTAACCTAATTTTGTTGCGTTTCTAATTTTAAAAATATTATTAGTTTCACTAATTACAACTGGGTGATCATTTATTATTTTCTCATCGCCATTTGGTTCTAATATGTCTAATATATTGATGTTTCTATCAACAATATTTTTATCGAATGGGATATTGGTCCAATATAATCTTTGTCTTTTTTGTGCAGAAAAGAATTTACTATCAATCATAAATGGTTCAACACCAATAGCTTCAGTTATAATATCCTCCCACTCTTTTTTCATTACAACATTTTCTAGTAAAAAATACTTTGGGTTTAGTCCTTTTAAAACTCTTACGTACTCCCAAAATAATCCACTCTTACCTTTAAACCCGGTTCCATCTCCTGATCTACTAAATGATTGACAAGGGGAGCCGCCAATGATTAAATCTATTTTTGGTGCAAATGACGTATTGATTTTTTTTATATCCCCAATTTGTATTGTGTCTGGATAGTTACACATAGCAACCTCAATGGCTTTCTTGTCTATCTCACTAGAATAGTATCTATCGTACTTTATATTAGCTCTATCAAGGGCTAATCTACCACAACTAATTCCATCAAATAAACTTAATACATTCATAATTTTTATACTATTACTTTCACAGGGATATGTGAAAATATATGAGAAATCACATCAACAGTCCATCCATTTCCAATTGTTTTGTATCTCTGTGAGTTACTTAAATCTTTTGTATAATCCTCTGGTAGTGTTTGTAATCTTTCAAACTCTTTTGGGGTATACTTTCTTTTTCTTTCGCCTTCACTAAAGTACGCACCATCCGAGGGAATCTTATAATATCCCGCTGTGAGAGTTCTAGTTTTTTCTGTATCAATAGTTGCGAACTCTCTACCAAATTTGCTTGCGGTAATTCTATTAACTGCAGCTTCAGATAAATAAAACTTGTTATCGACATTTTTTTCTAAAACATCTTTTAGTTTTAGTTTTTTATTTTTTGGTTGTGTTATGTTTGGGATATTGGTCCAATATAGTCTTGGCCTATTTTGTGCTGAAACTAATCTACTATTAATCTCAATTGGTTTAACACCTAAAGCTTCTGATATAATATCTTGCCACTCTTTTTTCATTTTAACATTTTCTAAAAGAAATAAAATATCTGGATTTGTTTCTTTTAGTTCGTTTAAAACTCTAACATATTCCCAAAATAAACCACTCTTACCATCAAATCCTTTTCCATTACCTAGATTACTAAATGATTGACAAGGAGATCCACCAAAAACAATATCTATCTTTGGTAAATCACTTGTCTTTAGGTTTGTAATATCCCCTAGTTGGGTTGTGTTAGGATAATTCTTTTGTGTGATTTGGATTGCATACTTATCAATTTCTGATGCAAAGTAATTTTCATAATCAATACCACACCTTTCTAGTGCTATCTGTCCACAGCTAATTCCGTCAAATAAACTTAATACATTCATATACTATAAATAATCAAATAATTCAGATGATTCATTACGTAATCGTCTTAATGCTTTTTCTTTTATTTGTCTAACCCTTTCCTTTGTTAAATTAAAGTCAGAGCCAATATCTTCCAAAGTTCTTGGTGTTCCTGTTAGACCAAAGTAATCACCAACAATTGATTTTTCTCTATTATCTAAATTATCTAAAAGTGAAATTAATTTAGTTTTTAAAATATCTTTAGTATCAAATGCAGCATCGGGTGATTCAGCTTCATTGTTTCTAATGATATCAATTAGGGTGTCACCCTCATCGTTAATGTTCATATCTAGATTAATAATCGATGGTAGTTCAGCAAATCTATCATCTAATTTATTACCACTTTGCTCGACTTCTTTTTTTGCTTTATGTAAATCTTGGATTACATTAACTGGAAGTCTAATTGTTCTAGAGTTATCATTTAATGATTGTAGAATTGACTGTTTAACCCACCAAACAGCATAAGAAATAAATCTTAGGTCTTTACTCCAATCAAAGTTTTTGATTGCCTTCATAAGTCCTAAATTACCTTCTGCAATTAAATCAGAAAGATCTAAACCTTGGTTTTGATATTTTTTTGCAACAGTAATTACAAACCTTAAATTACCCTCAAGTAATTCTCTTTCAATCCTATCACGTTCTCTCTGACTTGTGTCAGCTGATTTCATAATAGTTGCCAACTCCTTTTCTCTTTCAGGTGTCATAACCTTAATACCCCTAATATCTTTTAGGTAATGGTAAATCTCTTCTTGGTTTATTGGTGCTCCACTATTTTTTTCCTTCATATTATTGTTCTTTTGAATATTCATCTAATTTCAATTTTTCTAGTTTTGTCAAAGAGTCAATACCTTGTTCTATAATTTTATCTAAAATTTCATCAATAGTCAAATCACAGGTCTCCTCTTTTAAGAAATTATACTGATCATTGTTTATTATTTTAGTTAAATTATAAAAACTAAAGATGTCTTGATTATTTTTAAATATATCTTTAATTCTATTCTTCTTTTTTGGCTTGACCTCTAAATCCATTAAATAAGTTAAATGATTTTTATCCATATTTGACGCAACATTTTTTGCATCTTCAACGATAAAGTACATAAATTCTGGGACATCATCTTTTAATAGCTCAACAAAAATTTCCAATTCAGAATATGATAGTCCACTATTAAAATGAAATATTGAATGGTTTTCACCAAAAATGAATTTAACCTCAACTGATTCAATCACTGTTGATATCTCTGTTGCGACAATCTTGTTGTGTTCGTCTTTGTCCCAAGTATTATCACATGGGTAAATAAAAAGTAAGTATTTCATAGATTTATTTTTTACAAATATATAAAATAATCTTTCTTAAAAAAAAATTATTATACAATTTTTGATATATTATTTTCTTTAGTAATCTTAACAACATAGTCAGCCCATTGATTAACAATTGGATTGTGTGTTATTATAAATATTTTGTCAAAGTATTCTTTAATCTTAATAAAAAACTCTGCGACCATTTCTAAGTTCTCATTTGAGATTTTACCAAAAACCTCATCAAAAACAACAACGTTTGGCTTTGGTAGTGAACATACTTTACTTAATACAGCTCTTAGTGCTAGTGATGCAATTGTTTTTTCATAACCAGATCCTGATATCATTAATTTTTCAATACCAGTACCATTATCAATCATAATAAACTCAACCTCATTTTTTTCACTAATTCTTATTTCGAGTTTAAAATATGAACTATCCTCCATTAATCTTTGTAGTTCTGAATTAATTAATGGCATCATAGTTTTCATTATAGTTTTAGAAATACCATTCTTACCATAAAGTTCTAGATATATTTTATATATTCTATCTTTATCATCCTCATCTTTAATCTTTGTTATAAGATTTTCGTTGTTTTTAATTTTTTCGTGTGTATTTTCAATATTCTTTTTGTTAGTCGCAATCTTTGTGTTGTTAGTCGTTTTTAAAGAGTCTAATTCATCTAATCTTAAGTCGGCTTTGATTAACATTTCGTCAATCTTTTTATTTGTAACGACCTTATCCTGGATTTCGTTCCATCTCTTTAATTTTGTTTCTAGATTTTCAATTTTAAGATTATATCCTTCAATACTCAAGTCGTACTTTTCTTTAATGAGTTTATTTTTTTCATACTCATCAAACTCCTTTTTTAACTTAACAAATATTTGTTCTTTGTTGGATAAATCACTCATTAACTTAATTATCTTACCTTTATGAAGGATAAAACCATCAAGTTCGGCAATTTTTGCATTTGTAATTGCTGCGTTCATAAGCTCAATTCCGCAATGTTCACATTTAATTCCACCTTCAACTGATGACTTTAGGTTTTCAATGTCCTCAATCTTTGTTTCTAGTTGAATTAGTTCTTTGTTTAATGTACTATATTCCTCTTTAACCTCATCGTGTTTATCTTCGTGATAATACTTGGATGGTTCAATTACGTTTAAATCTTTTAGTTTGGTAACAATGGTTTCTTTTTCACCATTTAACTCTATGATTTTTTCTTTTGTTTTTTCAGGATTTAATGTTAATATTTCATTGTCAATATCCATATGTTTTTTACTCAACATTTCATCCCTATACGATTTACCTTTTTTGATATTATTTTCAATCTCAAGTAAGTCGTCTTCGCATTCTTTGATTATTGTTTCATAATCTATGATGTCGTTTTTATAGTCTTCAATTCCATTTTTTAATTCTTCTGAATTATATAAATTTGATAGTTTTGATTTATTAAATTCTGAATATATTTCTTTTCCGGTTTCTTCTTTAGTTTTTAAAAACTCTAATCCCATAAATCTAGATAAGATCTGTCCTCTAGCTGTTGGTTTTGATTCTAATAATTCTTCTAGATTTGTGGCTGTCGTTAGAATTGTCATTAAGAAGTCTTCTTTTGTACCAATTGAGTTCTTAATAAAGGCTTCAGTTTCTCGTCTTTGTTCTCCTGTAAAGTTTTGTAGACTACCATCGGATAGTTTTTTAAAGAAGTCTAATTCTGTTTTTACATTCCAATCACCTTTTTTAGTCTTCTTTCTTTCAATTTTTCTAATTATGATATAGTCCTCACCATCAATAGTAATTTCACCTTTAACATTAACTTCATCTCTATTACTAAACCTATTAAAAACTTCTTCGGCTTTTGATGTCTTTGTTGTTTCATTAAAAAATAAAAACATTAGTAAGTCGACAGTTAAAACTGTTTTACCGCCAAAGTTTGGTGGGTTTGATTCAACAACAATTAGACCATCTATTTTGTCAAAATCTAATCTTTGATTTTCACCATAAGATAAAAAGTTAGAAAACTCAATGTTTCTAATATACCACTTTTTAAATTGTGTGGTATCAACATTGTTTTCTTGCATTTTGTTCTCAACAATTTGATTTAACTCTAATACTTTTTCTAGATATTCTTCATTACCAACATTTTTTAAATGTGATTTAAGTAAATTGGTTTGATAGTTAGTGTCAGTTACATTTAATGAAACATCTATTGTTTGTTCAGTTTCTTGATCAACGTTTTTAACCTTTGTTAGTATGTTAACGTTAGTAGTGTTATACTTTTTTTGAAAGTAGTGTTTAACACTTTTAATCTTATCTTGTGTGAAATTTTCTTGTTGGTCTTCCCATACAACTTGTATTGTTGGGTTATCAAATTTTGAAAAGTCCAAATCTTTTATCATAATCTTGTAATTGAATGGTTTTGGTGGATTGAATAAATCCATAAGAACTATTAGTCATTACTATCTTTAACTTTAACAAACTCACCTGGCATATCAATGTCAATATCAATCTCTCTATCTTCAATACTAAATCCAGCACTATCAAATTCTGGTTCAACCTCATCTACTTTTAGTGTTTCAATTGGATTTTCTGGATTATATGTCATTCCATCGTGTTTAACTACTGGTTCATCGCTAAGTTCAAATCCTTTTATTCCAGAAGATTCAGGTTCTGCAACAAATTCAAATGGTACCTCTTTACCTCCAGCATTAACGTTTAAATTTTCACTATCTTGCATTTTTGCCATTTGCTCCATCATTTTTGTTAATGCGTTTTGTGCTGAATACCTTTGTTGTGAAATTCTTTGATTTCTTTTAGCGACTTTTTTTCTATGTTCTTTTGCTTTTTTTCCCATTTTTATTTATTTTTGTTAATTAATTACTACTTGGTCTATTTTCTTCAAACCATTCAATTATTCCATTTATTGCCCATACGGAACCTGCTGATAGCATTCCATCAAAGAATACTGAAAAACATTCATTAAGTCCAATAAAATGATGTATTGGTGAAAACATTGTTAAAGAAAAAAAGAATCCAACCCATGCTGAGGTGCATAACACACAAGAAATAAGACCTGATAGGAATTTACCAAGACCATTAAAAGCCATATAGTCACTATTACCCCATCTATGTATAGATTCTCTAAGGTTATTAAATATTGACCCATATACTAGTATAGTTGTCATCCCATAGGCGGCTAAAATAAAAATTAATAATTGTGTCATAATGTATCATTTAAATTTGATCCACGCATATAAAACCCTTTTTTCTGTGTGTTTAATAATTGTAAATCTTTGTTTATGTTTTGTAATTCTTCTATTTTTTTATTCTTATCTAATAGTTCTTTTCTTAGTTTTTGTAGTGTATCCTGTAGCATTTTTTCTTTGTTATCGTCTAACTTAATGTCTAAACTTTGTCTAAGTTCGTCTAATTCTTCATTCTTTTTAGACATTTCTTTTTGGAAAAAAATTTCCATCTCTTCTACCTTAGTGGAAAAAATTTTACGTTCCGATTCAATTTCTTGATTTAACTGGAAAATATTTTCCTCTAGATTACTGACCTTTCCAACTAGTTCATTTATTTGGTTGTCATCTGTGATATAAATTTCTTTTTCAACCACCCTATCAACTGGTATCTCTTTGATAACTTCTACCACTTTTTCAACTTCTTTGATTACTTCGACCGGGATTTCCACTCGTTTTTCAACTATTATCTCCTTTTCAACCAAGTTTTCACCATCATTATTAGTTTCACCTAAAAGTCCATAGACTTCGATATCAAAACCTTTTTTAAGTGTTTTAATCATAAAATCATTCAAATCAGTAATATCATTTAAACGACAATAATTCCAAATTTTGTCTTTTAAATCTTTAGGTAATTCCATTAAATGTTTTTAAGTTTTTCAGTACCATTTATTATGTCATCAAAAGATTTGATTTCAAATTTTAAAAATGGTTTAGGATTAAACAAATCAACATAATTATATTCTTTTGTTTCAACATCGTATATACCATATCCATGTCTTTCAATAGCTTCTCCAATATTTTGTTGTATTGTTGATCCAATCATATAACCTTTTCCATTTTTTATATTAAACTCTTGTCTTTTATGTATGTCACCACAAAGAACAACATCTAACCCATCAAACTTCTCAATATCATAAGCGTGATCACCAAAGTCATAACCAAGATCTGTTTTCATTCCTTGTATTGGCCCATGAAATAAACCAATTTTAATCCCGGTTGCGACATTTAAGTCTGGTGGAATATTAGCTTGGAATTGTGAATATACACACCAACTTATATTTTCGTCTTCATATACCCCTCTATCTTTGTAATAGACAATATTGTTATTATCTAAAGAATTAATTATTGGTGTTAGTGCGTCTAATCTATCTAAGTTATTTATTACAGCATCGTGGTTTCCTGGTATTACTATTGTTTTTGTTATTTTTGAACATTCAACTAATAACCATGAAACAATTTCGATTAACTCTGGTGTCATTTGGTTTTTTGAGTGCACTAAATCACCTGTAAACACAATACGGTCTGGTTTAATCTCTTTCCATTGAGTAATTGCATTATCCATAATTGACCTATAAAGGTCGTGATCTTTGAATAGTCTAATATGTAAATCTGAAAAGTGAACTAAGGTTTTAATCATTACATTACTATTTTTGGTGGTTTTCCTAAATCATCATCTTCAAACTTAAATGGGTTTATAGGCATTGGAATATTCATTGGTCTTTGGGTGTTTACCACTTTATCTTCCTTTACTTGTCCCATTTTTTCCACAATAGGTGTGATATCTATATTTTTGTTTTCCAACTTTCCATATAGATATCCTTCTAACCAAATATAAAATTCTTTATAACTTAACATTTTATTTATATTTTTTTCTTATGTACTCGGCCCAAACTGATCTTTTTTTTCTTTTAATAAAAATCCAACCCCAATTAATTTCAAACCACATTTTTAATTGTCTAAAAATAGATATTAAGATATATGAAAATCCAACAACAATCATTAATATAAATGGTAGTAGTGGTATCCACCCAATTGCGTTTTCAATATTATTTAAGTTTTTCTTATATAAACCTAAAGACATTAAAGAATATTGTAGGATGATTAATCCAGCTAAAATTGCGAATACTGTGATATAACCAATAACTTCAAACATAATTAATCCTCCTCAATAGTAAAATCGTACATTTCTTCGTTTTTAATTTTATCCCATTCTAAGTCTTGGTTTTCCATATAATCAACTTCATCGTAAAATCTATCTTGATCTTCTTCAAATAGTTTAGCTTGTTCATCCGTTAATTCTGCTGAGTACTTATTGATTACAGTGTAAGACTCAAACCATATTAGTTTTTTTCCCATTTTTTTAATTTTTAATTTGTTTATTAAAAAGGATAACAATCTGTTACCATTTCATATTTCATATTTGCGATTTTTTTAACTTTTGATATTGGGAACTCGAAATCTTCAGTTTCAATTGCTTCTTCACAAGAATAATACATAGATTGTTGACGATCAGTAATGTGGTCCCATTTACCCTGATTTTTCCAATCTTCAAATAGATAACGAAGTTCCTCTTCATTCATAGACTCAACTTCTTCTGGTTTAGTATATGAGTTATCATTAATTTGACTTAAAACCCATTCTTTAATCTCGTCAATATCTTCTTCACCTATAACCTCATAAATAGGATCAGAAATATTCTCACCTTCTAAAGTTTCCTCGTCTTCAGTGTAAATACCATTCCAAACTAAAGCGGTACCACATTGAGTTTCTGTTTCATCGTACCATTTACAGGTCACACTAACATTTTCAAACTCATTTATACATAGACTATATAATTTAATAAGAAATCCATCAGGTATGTAACTTGGTGACTCAATTCTAATATCATCGTCAACACCAACACTAATCCATTTAGTACCAACGTTATCATATAACCATCCGTGATTTACCCCAGTATCTGTTATTGGATATTCTGCCTCACCATTATTATATGGTTTTTTTAATTCTTCTTCGGTATAAAATGTTTTAACAACTGTTGTTGTTTCTTTTCCATACTCGGATTTTGGCATATTTTCAATCATACCACAAATTTTGTCCATCGCTTCTGAAGGTTCAATAGTCACCCTAGAATAAATAAAATTTCCCATTTTTTAATTTTTAATTTGTTTATTATTATCTGTACTTATTGGAAAATTCATCGTCCTCTAAGTGTGGTGGACAAACATCAACTATATGTCTTTTCCACCATTTTTTTATATAATTTAATATTTTTTTCATATTAGTTCCCTATTATAGAGGTTTACTAAAACTAGTCTTGCAAATCTAAAATCTTTAACTCTATTTAACCTTAAACCATATGCATTAGCAATTGGTTGTAAATGTTTATAGGCTTCACTTATTGTCATTTTTCCAACTTCCATTTTTAATCAATAAAAAGTTCAAAATCTTTATTTACGTGTCCACACTCATTGCACATATAAGTTGGGAATGGTACTAGTGTATCTTCTTGGGATCCTGTTAATAATTTTGGTACCTTTTTAAGCATTGTGACTTCTTTAAAGAATTTTGACTCACACTTTTCACATTTTATAGTTTCTTGTTGTTTTAAATCAATTCTTGGTTTAATAATGTCTTCCATAACTTAATCTTTTTTTTCTTCTTTTTCTTTATTTGTTTCTTCTTTTACTAATTTTAAATGTGATCCATCACAATAACCTTCTGGGTTTTGTGTGTTTCCACATCCGCATTTTGGTCTATCACTCATTTTATTATTATTTATTTTTTATTTTTTTCAACATTGGTTTAATATCCATATTAAGTATAGTATTTATTGTGGATTTATCAACTCTATATTCGACATATTCTCTATCTTCTGTTAACCTAACAATGATACAACCTAGTAATGGTATATTTTCATATTTTGTACCTTCTAACATTTTGAGTAATAACTTACCATATAATGGAAGTTGTGTTTTATAGTGACCTAGGGCATTGTTTGGTAGGTTCTCAAATGGTGGTCTCATTGGTTTTATATATCTTTGTACTATAAAGTTTTTTTCCTTATTTGTTTTCCAGTCTGTGATTAGTAGACCTGGTTCACCATTAACACTTTCAACAACCCAAACTTTATCAGGTTGTCCGGTATATCCTAATTCTGGATGACCTAAAACAATTTCAGTATCTAGTAAAACACAACCCCTTTCCTTAAGTAAATCAATATATCTTTTACCAGCGGTTATCATTGTGTCACTAATAACAACTTGTTCTGCATCACAATCAAAAATTGGTTGTCTAACTTCTTTATCAATATCAAATTCTTGTAAGGTATGTTCTTCCAAAAAATAATGAACTCTAGATCCTGTGCTTGTAGATATCCTTCCTTTTTCGGCCCATTCTGCTAAAATTCTTTCAGTTTCATCTGGGTCTCCTCCCGCCATTTCAAAAGCTTTTTTATCTGCGGGAAATTCATCATAAAATAATTTCATTACTTTAGATACTGATGGGAAGTCCGATTTTAACTCCCCATCAACGTCTAACATTGTGTATTTGTGTGTATCCTCCTCAAAGGATAATCGGAAATTTTCCCGTTTTCTATCTAAAATTTGACGCAATTCATTTGCTACTTTTTTTAAATCCATAATTTTCTGTAAGTTTTTTATAAACCAACCAACCTTCAATATCTCTTAATACTTGGTTGATTATTGGGTACTTTTTATTGTTTAATTTTGAGTCAAGATATAATAACCCATTCTCAAGTTTTTTTATATGAACTATGATATTGTTTGAAAAGTATATTCTTTTTTTGGTTCTTTTTATTACTACAATGTCATTATACCCTTCCCCCACTTTGAGTTCAAATAAAAATTTGTTTGCTTCTAAATTTATATCCATTAGTCCTTTATTTCAAAATAATAATCATCTATTTGTCCTTTAAGGTCACAAACATCCTGATCTTTTGGTAATTTTACGATTTTAACTCTACCCCATAATTCGCCCCCATTAAGTTCATGATATAATTTAACAGCGTTACTCCAGGCATCACCATCTAAACAAATTATAACATTTCCTTTTGCATTATTATATATTGTTTCAAAAAGAAGTTCTGACATATGTTTTCCAAGCATCACAACTGGGTTATCTAAAAACATCCCATCAAAAGCCCCTTCAACAAGGTATATATCTTTGTTCCAATCAATTAGGTTTTCCCAAAAAATTATTTGATCTTTTTCTGCTTCAGGATTTCTATATTTGGCCTTACTTTTTATGTCCCAACTTCTACCAACATAATAATTTAACTCACCCTTTTTATTGTAAGAAGGGACTATAATTCTTCCAATATGACTTCCTTTGTCACAAAAACCAATGTCAAATTTTTCAATTATTTCATCAGTTATTCCACGACTTTTAAGGTAGTTATACGCCTGTCTTCTAACTGGGTATATAGGGCTAGAGTCTTTAAATTTGGTATAGCTTTCCGGAATAACTAACTTTGGTTTCTTTTTTTGTTTTTTTGTTTCTACTTGATCTGGTTTTAGAATATTAAATAACTTTTTTTGTTTTTTAGTTCCAAACTTATCAAATAGTTTACCTAAACTACCATGTGTTCCTTCTATTTCACCACAACTCCAGCATTTATATACGTTTGAAATATAGTTGATTTCTAAATTATGTTTTCCTCTACCTTCATCACAAACTGGACAATTAAAGGATATCTGTCCTTTATTTGAGTAATGTAGTCCATAATCTCCTAGTATTTCTTCTAATAGTTCAACTATTGCCTCTTCTTCTTCCATTAAGACATATTATATGAAATATTTTAATTAATCAAATATTAATTTTTTACCATTTAATTTTGATTCGTAAAAATCGGAAACATTTAAATAGTGTCTTAAGAATCTTTTATCTTCGATAGTATCTGCGTTAATTCTAATGTTTTCGTTTTTATGTTCATTTTTAGATACAAAAATTGTAGCCCAAATCCAAAGATTATCATATAACCATGTGTCGACCATATAATCATAATCCCAATTATATTTTTCACACTCGCTATGTATAAACGTACCAATTTGGACTGTACCAATTACATGATCAGCCAATTTTTTCTTAGTTTTTATCACATCTTCCGTTTTTATTCCAAGACTTAATCCACTTTGTGTTCCAATTCCCATATAACCTAGGGATCTATAAGTGTCTAACTTTAAATCAGATTCTAATGTTTTTAAATCAATTGCAATTTTTAATTCCATTAATTTTCTCCTAAAGAATCTTTTATATTTTTCTTTATTTGGTTTCCAATAGTGATCTCTTCTATTTTTATTAAAATAATCCTTTACATCAAACATATATTATCAGTTATTTATTCAATTTTAAAATTATAGGACAAATATATGTATTTTTTTTTAAAAAACCAAAGATTAATAATAATATTTTATATTATCAACTATACAAGTTTTTTTAGTTTTCTATATTTATCATAAAAAGATAGATAATGCCAACAGATGTTATTATTAACGATATTTCAGGCCAAACACCATTTAATGTTTATGTTTGTGATACTGGATATACAACTTGTATTTATGTAAATACAATAACACCTGGTGACTTTCCCTACACTTTTGAAGTTCCTACATTACTGACTAACTCTGGAAATTTTACACTAAGAGTTATTGATGATAATAGTTGTGAAATAAATGAAATAATTAATGTTTGATGTCTTTTACTTGTACTGGAAGTACTGTTTGTATATTTAATACTGGATACGTATATGATGATGTATTCCTTTCTGGTGGTACATACAATGGATACAATTACTATACTGGTATAACATCATCTTATTTTATTTATTTTAGCACTGGGGTAACTGAAAATCTATGGTGTTTATCAAGTTCATTGGGCGGGACTTGTGATCAATTTGGTCCTTTAAATAGTTTCTCGGTATGTCCTGACTTTTGGGACGGTATATCCCTTGTTGCTAGCTCCTCTGGTGCTTGTCCTACAACTACAACTACAACAACTTCACCTTGTGATGTCTTTGATTTTGACGCAATCTTTGATTGTATTGTTCCAACAACTACCACGACAACATCTGCAACAACTACAACAACTACAACAACTACAATACCTCCAGATTTATGTAGCGGTGTTTCTATTAGTTATTCTGCTATAACATATACAACAACTACTACAACATTTGTTCCAACAACAACTACAACAACAACAATTAATCGTAAATGTATTTTCGATGGTATTGTCACATTTAACATATTTGATGAGTATATGAGATGTGGTAATACAAAAGTGTTTAAGGATTGTTTTAATGGTTTTGAGTATTATACATCAGAGGTCTTAAATTTAATTGCTGAAAATACCATAATTAATCAGGGGGTCGTTTACAAGATTCAGATTAATACGTTAACTAATTCATATACGACATGTGCTACATTCCTTGGTTTAGCCGATAATATAAGTGGTATAGACAATATTAAGGTTTTGTATGAGATTGGTTTAGAGAAAGATGGTGCTTGTTTAGAGTGTCCACCTCCTCAAACAACAACAACTTCGACTTCAACTTCGACAACAACAACTACCACAACTGAAGCTCCTTGTATTTTAAATGAGTATCATATATACAATGGTAACCAAATTGGAATTAGTTTTGAATTCTCTGATTGTACTGGTAATATATCTGGGGTTATTAATAAAGGAGACACAATAATTCTTTGTTCAGCGACTACACCAGTGCAAACTAGTTTCCCAGGTGGGCCATTACTGGAAATTGATGTTACTGGTAATTTATGTAATTAATTATTTCCAAATTTCATTTGATTTCATATAGCCTAAGACGCAAGTATACGCGTCTGTTTGATCAAAATTTTCTTTTCTAAGTGTATTATTTTTTGTGTATGACCATATAATTTGTGGTTCTTTTTTTGCTACTTTTTCCCATACTAACATTTTTTTATCAATATCCTTTGGTAGGCCGCCAAATAATACGTGTTTACCCTTTTCGTTTTCTTTTACTAGTTCTGGCCAGGCAAATTTTCTTGCGTTATATGTTGATATAAATTGTGGTACAATTCCTAAAATATTATAAATTTCTTTAAAAATAAAGCTATTAAATCTTAATAGTGTTTGTATTGTGTATATGTTGTTTGAGTTTAATAATGGTTCTTCAATTATCACTTTTAATATACCTAAATTTTTATATTCCATTAGTTTTTGTGCAAAAATTTCAGACTTAAGTAATAACTCTTTTAATTTATCATCATTATTTTTATCCATTTTTGGCCTAGGTGAGATGTGTGTTAATTCTAGTAACTCTTGACTTTTTACGTCAAATAATGCCCACCCTATTGTTTTTGTTGATATGTCTAATCCTAAAACCTTTGGTGTGTTTTTAATATCTTTTGCCATATACTATGTTTTATTAGAAAGTAATTGATTTTATTTAAAACTAAATGTTTTTTAGAAATCTATCTTAACCACATACTGCTGTATACCTTGTCTTAATGTAGGTGATTGTAATTTAGACATAACCAAAATATCTTTATTATCATCAAGTAGAGCAATTTCTGTTATATATGATGGAGTCCCCAATGTCCAAGATGGGTTTGTTGATACTTGAAACTCGTTTGAACTTAGGTTTATTTTGTATTTCATTTCATATATTGTTGCTTGTATGTCTGTTTCTATTGCACCATAAAAATAAAACTCATCGCCAAAATTTAATTTTTTAGTTGTTGTATTTAATGGTGTTAATGGTATATAATCATTTAAATTATAATAAGGTGCTGCTTGATAATTCTCATTTGTTATAACAAAGGTACTATTAACAATTGATTCTTGTGTTATGTACCCATTTATAAAATTGTTACTAATTTGACTTGTAAAATCAATTATTTTCCACTTTGTCGGGTCCGGTCTTTCTCCTGTTGCAACAATTTGTGCTAGGACTTGGAATTCGTCACCAAAATACCCATCTGGTAGTTCACATCCATAACATGGGTATGTAGTACTTGTTGTTGTAACTGGATAATATGTTGTAGTAGTTGTAACTGGTGAATATCCTGGTTGTATTAAACATCCAAACTCTTCGCCAAATCTAATAGCAACATTTTTAGTTGTATCTGGATTACATTCATTATTGTTACCTTGTATTTTAACATAATAATTACAATGTAACGAATTTGTAAATCCAAATTTATTTGTTAATCTATATGTTACATACATAGTTTGATTACTACCTGTTAAAATACCAAATTGTGATGTTGTTGTGTCACATGTATTTGGTGTTAATAGTGATAATTGTGGTGCTGGTAATGTCCAGTTTCTATTTGCTTTATATGACATTGCAGCAATAATCTCATCATCATCAATAATAACTAATTTACTATCTGGAAATACTTTACCAATTCTATTTGGTAGCCCATCGTTATTTTTGTTTGTGTCCCACAAATGATAATACCTAATACCTGGTTGGTTCATAGTTTCATTCCTTGTGGATTTAATATAATATGGTTTAAATAAGTCTTTGTCATCAAATCCTGGTGGGTCAACCCAAAACGTTTGACCATTACAACAATTAGGGTTTTTATGCCACATTAACCAAGGAATATGTAGTTTAAAGTTTCTTGCTTGTCCTGTTGTATCACTAGGATTCGATGGGTTATATGGTTCTAATGCAAATTTTTCACCATAAAAGAAATCTATTGTTTGATTTGTATAATGTATAATCGCAATTGCTTTTTGGTCTTCTGGTTTTGTTGTTACAATATCACCTAATGAATTATAATAAAAAGTTGCACTAGTATCTGTTTGTCCCTCACTTGAGTTATATCCAAAATATTCTTTAGACCCAATATAGTCAATAGATAATGAATTTTGGTATCCTTCATATTGTGTTTCAATTATCCCTGCTGGATTTTCAGTCCAAGGTATATTCATATTCCATATTTTAACATCAAATTGGTCAGTATCACAAATTGATTCAAAATCAATTACCTGATCGTTCCAATGTGGCTCTGGGGTTATGCTATCGTATATTTGTGTCATATTCGATGGGTAAATAATTACTCTAGAATAACAATCGCTTGGGAAAAATCTATAATCTGGTGTTGGTCTATCTAATGTTAACGTATTTTTACAAACATCAATAATTCTATATGTTAACATTATAGTACAACTATTCATACCCATAAAACAATCTGGGTATGGTGGTAATGGACATTGTGGACTTGGTGTTGGTGTTAAACAAGGTGTCTTACTTGGTGTAGGTGTAGGTGTTGGTGAAGCACAATCAACTATTGTTGTTGTAGTTGTTGTAGTTGCGGTTGTTGGTGATGAACTAATACTTGGTGTTGGTGTTGGTGTTGGCAAATTAAAACACTCAACGTTATTTTTGGCTTTACCATCATAGTATATTGTAATTATATCACCAATTTGTGGTGTTTGTAAATTACTAGTATTAGTTCCTGAATATATAATTTCAATTTGATTAGACCCATTTAGGGTTGCAGTATTTACAATATAATTTGCACTAACAACATATTTGTCATTAGTCAATAAGTCCCAATTTATTATACCTTGTGTTGTGTCCCCAGTAAAAAATCCTCTAAGTGGTGCTCTATTAAATACAGATTCAATTAGTGAATCCATATATGGAATTCCATATATATTGGTTTGTGCTTCATCAACTAAATATGGATATTTTACATATTGTCTATTTGATTGTGGAACACCTGCGGCATTTTGTGAATTAAATTGCGGCTCTAATACAAAGCTATTTGATTGGTTATAATTTTGTGGAATTTTATCATATGAAATTTCACTATCTCCAATCTGAAAATATGAAATTTTAAAGTTACCTTGTGATAATTTTTGGCGTCCAATGTCTGTAACTCTAGTGTTTACTAATCCCGATGTATTTTTTATTATATATGCCATTTCTAATAAATACTAAGTAATGATATTTTATGGTAATTTTGGTGGTAACACAAAATTACCTCCTCCAAGATTTTGTGTTAATGGTGGATTTATAATTTTTACAATACAACAGTCGCCACAATTAGCACTTTCAATGAATAATGTGTACTGACCATCTATATATCTACATTCGGTTGGTGTCCAAATCCCATAGTTTAGTAAATCAGTAAATGATCCAGTTATTGTCTCACCACCATTTATTGTTAGTGCTTTTGTATATGTTGTTTGTTGTATTTGTCTAGGAGTAACATATCCACCACAAATTATAGTATCTGTTGAATTATTTTGTCCAACATATGTCATAGTTCCTAAAGCACCAAAACTTACTATATTGTCATATGATTGCCCTGGATTTATTGTTGATACTCCAATGAAGGTACTAATATGTCCAAAATTAAATGATATAGTTTGATATGGTGGTAAACTACTATCTGGTGTTATTGTAAATGTATTTGTGTTTTGATCAACATTTAATGATAATGTATATTGTTGTGTTGGTATATTTTCAACTAATACCTCTGTTATTTGTGATTCATTATCTAAAGAATCTTTAGTTTTAATGAAATATGTGCCTGGTTGTAAATTATTAAATATTGGTGTGTTATAGTAGTTTATTCCTCCATTAATTGAGTATAAATATGGTTGTGTACCTCCATTTGGTGTTATTGCAATTGATCCTAAATTATTACAGTCAACATTTGTATTTGCAATTTGATTTAAAATTATTGCTTCACCACTAGTGCATAAACCTGAATATAATAATAATGTATCCGCAACATAATATGGATTACCTAGGAATTGCCAACCAACTAATGGTGGTGTTATTGGATTATTATTTACTAAATCCCCATTAATTGTACTTCCAGTTATAATCCATTGATTTTCGTTCCAATATAGTAAATAGTCTGTTGTACCAGTCCAACTTGGTTGATTGTTAATGTTGATAGATGGTTCAAATTGGACTTGTGTTGTTGTGGTATTATAATGTACACTTTCATTATATGATAGACATAATGGTCCATAAATTACTGGTATTGTTGTTGTTGTGGTTGTTGTGCTAGTAGTTGTTGTAGCTGTTAATACGCAAGTTGTGTTAATTATAAAATCACCATAAAAATCTGTAACTGTCGCACTATATTCACCTATGTTTAAATCACTTAAAGATTGTCCATAACTTCCATTCTCCCACATTACTGTATATGGTGGTGTTCCTCCTGTTATTTGTAAGTATGTATAACCATCAAATGAATTTACTGATGATGGGTTTGTTACTAAGCAACTAACTCCCATAGGGAAAATAGTTATAACATCACACTCATTTCTTGGTTTTATTGTTATTGGTTGTTTTTGACATTCTCCATTAATACATGGACCATTATTTTTAATTGGGATTATAATTCGATTTACTTCATTATAAAATAAAGGAGTTATCTTTGAACAAATACTTGTTGTGGCGCCTGTATTAACATAATTAGATATTTCGTTATCATTGCAATCAATATAAGTTATTATTATTGGTTTAGAATTCTCAGGTATTGTATAAGTGTAGCAACTACATGTGCACTCACACATTATATCATAATTTATTGTAACATCTTCATAATTGTCGCAACTTTCAACTCCTGTAACATAAAAACATCCATTAGTTATACCACTAGTTGTTAAAGAAACATAATTATTCACAAAACCAGATAGTCCTTCGTTTTTACTATAAAATGGATCATATAGATTGTCACAAGAATATAATTTATAACATATTGTAGGACATGGATTTACTTCAAGACAACTTACGCAGCCTAGTTTATAGATAATAATGCCTTCAATAGGACTTCCTTGTGGTTCAAAATATATTAATCTATCTAAAATAGGTTCGTTAGAACCAATTTTATCAGTATTTGTACAGGTATAACATCCGGTATATACATTTCCATTATATGATTTAGAATCAATTATATTTATTGTCTCTCCTGTTTGGATTAGTTTTGAACTTGAGTAGACGATAAACTCTTCGTTATTACAACAAGAACTAAAGGAGTACCAATGTGTTAGTGGATAATCATTATCGATATATAGTGTATCACCGCTAATTGTGGTTCCACTACAAAAATCGGTAATATATGGTTCGTATGTTGTGAATCCAGATGTTGGTGCTAAACTAAAAGATGTTGTATTACCACTACAATCAATTAATGTTGCAACACTAACCGTTACACCTGTATTTACTAAAATAGTTTGCCTACATTGATCGCACCCTGCCATATTGTTTTATATATAAATAATCATTTATTTATTTTTTATAAAAGATTTCATTAATTCGATATATTTTATTGTAGAACTATTTTTATCAATATAATCAAAATGGTTTGGGTTATTTATTAATGATTTGATTGGGTCTTTATTAATATAATCCCCCTTATAAAATTTAACATCTTTTAAATTATCTGTTACACCTGCCATATGAAGTATTGGCATTTCTTCATACCTTTTTATATCGTCTGTTGCCCAAGAAAAATCTAACTCTTTTGTTATTTTGGTTTCATTACCAACTAACCATAAATTCCAAAGTACTGACCACATTTCTGCCGTCCAAAATTGTATTTGACCAGGATTTATTGGGAATCTTCTTTGGTAATCTAACATTTGATTATATAATGGTGTACAATCTTTGTATATCTTATCCCAAAGTTTATAATCTGTATTTTTTATAATATACTGGCCTCCACCAGAATTTTCTTGATTATTTTTAATTGTCTCAACATCTAGTCCGACAACATTGGCCATTTCTTGTATTAATTGTCCTTTTTCTGATTCTGGGTGTTGTTTTTCATATCGATCACAACAATCCATAATATAATTATATCCAATATAACCAATTGTATCTGATAAATAACTTATATCATCACTTAATAATTTATCAAAATCTGGTAATTTGTTAAATATAATGTCCGCATCATGTAAAAAGAATACTTTACCAAATTCTGGATATTCTTCTAACCATTTTGAAACTAGGTATGGTTTTATACTTGGGATATATGACTTTTTATCTCTATCGTCTTTATAAAAATGAACGTTATATCCTTGGTTTAATAATTCTTTAGCACCTTCTGATTGTGTTGTAGCGCCATGGACCATGGCTAAAATGACGTGTATATTTTTTGGGTCAATTCCTTTTTCAATAAAATTATGTGTATATAATTTTATTTGCCAATGAAAATAAGGTACGTCTGGTTGTGCTGTAACAAAAACTAAATTATTCATTCTTTAATATTATATTTTTAAATATAATTTAAATGTTAAAATAATGAATACATTTTTTTTGTTAAAAATACCAAATAAATATAGATAGTTTGATTTTAGAAAAAGTGTAAATCTTTATTTTGTGATTAGTTAAATTTTTAATATATTATTAAAATGTTGACCCAGAAACTCTAAGCCATTGCCCATTTGCCTTCCAATAAAAATAAGTATTATCCCAAGTAATGGAACCATTTTCACCAACAGCATCAGCAGAGCTAGTTGGTACAGATGCGGTTTTTTTAATTACAAAATCTGGAACATAAACAGTATCACTTGTTGTACCAGTTATACCCTGACCACCCAAAACAACACTTCTATCACCAGTTACTATTGAATTATTTGAATGTATAAAGGAATAGTCCCCCAATGCGCTAGTATTAAACCCACCAGAATGTGTTGCCGCACCATTAGCAGTGGTACCAGAACCCTCAGCATGTGATGTCATACCATTAGCATATGTATATCTACCTTCAGCGTGAGAATAATCACCAGAAGCACTAGTATTATCACCCTCAGTATGTGAAGAATAACCAGAAGCTTTTGTTTCATGACCCTCAGCATGCGAAAAGTCACCAGAAGCTAGATTATAACCACCCTCAGAGTGGGCTGCTACACCACCAGCAATTGTATTATAACCCTCAGAGTGGGCTGTTTGACCACTGGCAATCGTTAACACACCCTCAGCATGAGACGCTGTGCCACTAGCTATTGTTTGATATCCCTCGGCATGCGAAATTGGTGCTGACGCTATTGTTTCGACTCCTTCCGCATAAGAATAATCACCACTTGCCGTTGTTAAATAACCACTTGCTACTGAATATTCACCTATAGCATCTAATCCACTGTCATTAATTGTTTTAACTGAATAATTCCCAGTTGACCCTGAAGTCCAATAACTACTTCCACTTAATGCGTCCCCAATTTGTTGTATTGTTGCTTTATATGATGATCCAGCTGGATTTTGTGAAATATCTGTTGGAATTACAATGTGTATTAAATCTTGTAATGTTACGCCTGTTGCTAAAGTTCTATCTGTTAATAACGCCATCTTTTTTAATTATAAATACAATAATCTAAGTTATTGGAATTGATATATTTCATAATCCATAAAATAAAATGTGTCTCCATTTTGGAATTCTTTTTCGTCTAGTGATAAATCAAGACATTCAACTAGTTTAAATCTCTCGCAACCAGTACTATCAATTATTTTAATCCCCACAATTGGTGCTGAATCAAAAGCTGGTGGTAATACTATTGTTGTTGGTGTTGTTGTTGTAACTCCTATAAATTCACAATAAACGCCATAAACATTACACACATAAACACTATATGGTGGTGTTAGTCCTGAAATGGTATTTATTGTTATTTCACTCATAAAAATATATTAAGCACATTCTACACAAGCAATGTCATAATCAATAATTAAATTTATTATGATTTTCTCATCGTTTAATAGATTATATGTCTCCCTTTTACAATCTTTTTTAATTTCATCACAATCATTTGTTATTTTAATACTATTTGTATTAAAATCTATAATAACTTCTCCAATACCAACAAATTCATTTAAAGTTTCTTTAATTGCTTCACTCCACAAATAATCAGATGGATAGTCTGTTAAACCTGTCGATGTATAAAATAAGTTTTGTTTCGACTCAGACCCAACTATAACATCTAATGTAAATGTTGCACCAGTTACAATACAATTTGTATCACCACTAGTTAAATCAGAAAATCCTTCGTTATACATTTGTAGTATACCTCGTTTACTAACTGAATCTGTGTCTGAAAAAGTTTCTGTTGATACAACGTATGATTCATATCCACCAACTAATATAGTACCATTTAATGTTATTGATCTAGTTCTATAACATCCTTCACTATCTATAACTGTTAGTTCGTATGTTCCTGATGTTAAACCAGTTATTGTTGTGCCTGTTTGCCCCATAACATCTCCAGACCAAACTAATGTAAATGGTGGGACCCCATTTGTAATTAAAGTCGTAATTTCACCATCATAACCAGTAAATGGGTTTGTACCAACTAAAATAAAATCAACAGCGCTAGATGGGTCAATAAAAACTGTTTCAATTTGTGAACAACCACTATAGTCTGTCACTGTTAATTGGTATGTCCCTTCTTGTAAATTTGGGAAATACCCAATAGGTTGTGTTGTATTTGATAGTGAAGGTAATGGTCCTTGTAAGTTATATAACACTGGTGTTGTTGCGATACTACCTGTTGTACCAGAAGATAAGCTAACTAATAATTCTCCATTATTGCTACCACAAGTAGTTCCACTAATTGTAGTCCCTATTGTAAATTTATCTAAATTACTAATGGTTGTTGTTCCGGTAAAAATACATCCACTACCATTGTCAATTGTTATTATATAATCATCTGATGTTAGGTTTGGGAATGTCGTTTGTGTCCCCACCCCATTTTCTTGAAAAAATAGTGATCCGCTAATACCAGATATACTATAATTATAAGACCCTGGTGCTGCAAATCCTAAACTAATCGAGACTTGACCATTATTGTTACTACAAGTTGAGTTTGTTGTTTGTATTGTAATTCCACCAAAACTATTTGGTGTATTTAATAGTACCGATTGTGAAGCACTACAAAGTCCAGCGTCTGTGACTGTCACAGTAAATAAACCTCCTGGTAAATTCGTAAATGTTTGTGATGTGCTAAAATTAACAAATGTATCCCCATTTGACCCAACATAAAAATATGGAGCCGTACCACCAGTAACAACAACAGTTACTTCACCATCACTTGTAAAACAGCTTGGGGGTTGGGTTACAATTAAAGAGCCAATTCCAACTAATGGTACTAAGTCAACAAAAAATGCTTGTTGATTGGTACAACCAATAGGATTTGTTATTTCTACAGTATATAGTCCTTGTGTTAATCCTGTTACTGTTGTTCCTGTTTGACCATTAACATCACTAATCCAATTTATTGTATACGCACTTGTTGGTGTTGTAAGACCTGTTATTATTATCTTTCCTTGTCCTTCAGTTGATACACAACTTGAGTCATTTACAATATAAGCACCATAATTAAAGCTTGTTGATGGTAATATTACAACTGAAGCACTTTGTCCTGTGCAGCCACCACCATCATCACCAATAACATAATATGTATCAGCAGATAAATTTGTAAAATATGCTGTTGAAGTTGGGTATGGTGCTATTTGTGTTTCAACTAAATTGTCTAATGAATTATATAAACTAAGTGTTACTTGTCCAAAATTACTGCTAGTTGATGCGGTTATTGATCCATTATTAAAACCACAAGTTGTATTTTCAGCATCTATTAGTACTGTACTTCCAGATGAAATATTGAATGGTATAACAATATCGGGGATTGAGGCTGAAGAATCTGCTATAGTTAAAAAATATTCACCGGGTGGTAATCCACTAGCTTGATAAAGGGTGTAATCAAATGATGTATAACCTGAAGTGGGTAATAATCCAGTTGTTATTGGTGCTTCATAAACCGCCAATGGTGCTGTCCCACCAGTAAATAAAAGGTTAATTGACCCGCCACTAACTAATGAACAATCACCAGTTATTGATAAATTTAATATTTCTAAAGGAAATGACATTATTGATTACATAATATATTAAAGTTTATCCCAACGTTGATTTCAAATTCATCGTCATATTGGTATGGTACACAGTTATTATTATATATAATAATTGTTTCGTTATCTAAGTCAATTGCATAATAAATACCACTAGTTTCTAATGTTTGTAGGGCGTTAGCTACACCATCAACCCACTCTTGATTTGTTGGTGTCTGTACATATCCATTTGTTTCCGCAAATTGTTCAAGAGCTATAATATTTCCATTTAATTTAATTTCAACATACCATTGTGAGTTTAGGGTATTTAAAATACATTGATTTAATGTAATTCCAAGATTACTTAAATACGTGTTTAATGTTTCAGTTAATATAGTACCAAATGATACGATATTTGGATTATAATTCCATGGGTATAACCAATGTGTAATTTCTTGTAATGTACAATCGTAAGCAAATAATTGTGTTGTTAATTCACAAGGTTTGCAAGGTATTGGTATAATCTTACAACCAAATTGTCTTCTCCATACAAATTTTTGTCTATGAAATATTGAGTTTTCTAACCTAACACCAGTGTTCCATATCGTTGTTGCTGGAACCATTTGTTCAATTAATCTAACCCAATAGTCGCCTAATTTATTTACATAATCAATCATAGTACGATATGTAAAATTATCATTTGGTATATTAATCGCTTGATCTGATTCTAAATATTTCCAATAAATTGATTGTAATGTTGGGTATCCTCCAGTTTTTCCGTCTGTGATAAATTGTCTATTTCTAACATTTATCATATTTCTCCAAAAAGTCTGTGCAAACTCAAAGAAGGTTTTTTCTTTTGGTTTTGGTATTATTTCAGTCCAATCAATACCACCCCTTCTTGGGTAATTATTAATAGGGTCTGGATTACAGTATGTTGGTTTGACGTATTGAAGCCCTTCATTTGGTATTGGGTAGTTGTACGTTCTTGACATTGTATAAACATCATATAATAGACCGAAACTTGGGTTTAGCATAATATCAACATTTTTAACGTTAATTGCTAAACACTCTTCTCCAATATTATAATACGCATTAAAGTTCCCATCTGATGAATTTCTTAAATTAATTTCTTTATCAGTCCAGCTTTTTTTGTTATCAATAACCCTTCTCAATCTAAAGCCCATATCCATAAATGGGAAATTTCTATATCTTTCTAGATATTCATCACCATAATTGAATGGTTTTAACGTTGTTTGATAATTTGGATTTGATCCAGTAAAAACACTTGTTGTTAAATCAACTTGTTCTGGCATTCTATGTTGTGGTGTTGATTCAAACCAACCCCCACCTATTTGGAAGAAATATGATTCACTCTCAACTGGCATACTAGGACATCCAAAGCTATCAATTGGGTAGTCTATGTTGGTCACACTAATATCTGTTGTTGTTGTTTGATACGTGGTTCCAGTATATTGCACTCCCATAATTGAGAAGGTATCTGTTGGGTCTAACACTGGTGTTTGACTAACGTAGGTTCCTCCCGATATTTGGGCGTATTTTGTGTTAAACTCTGATATATTAATTTTTTGGTCTGCTATGTAGATATATTCATTAAAATCAACTAAAAAATCTGGAGCGCCAATAAGTCTTAATAAAATTTCAATTGATTTTCTAGTACCTTTAGATTTAAATAGAAATGCTGAATTTAAAATTAGATTTCTATAGTACTGGTAATTTAATTCATCTGGTGTTTTACCTTGTGAGACGCCAGTAAATGTATTATCTTCTGATTTAAATAAAGAATTAAGTAATTCATCTTCTGTTATTGGCGATATATTTGTTTTCCAACCTAGTGTTTGTGCTAAATTGGTTAGTAACTGAGATGGTATATCGTTTTTAACATTATAATTTACAGAATTCATCATGCTAAGTGCATCAATAAAAGTTTTGGTGTTGTCAAAACTTCTACCATATATCTGTAACATCTTCTCAACTTTTTTATCCGCGGTATCGAATTCTTTTAATGATGCGGTTGTTAAAAATCTAGATATTAAGTTTGTTTTATATTCATCAAAATTAATTGCAAAATTATTTAATTTATCTAGGTATTGATTAAAAGCATTTGTTCTAATATCTAAATTCCAATTACCATCTAATGGAAATGCCGCAGAGTCGTAAGTAAAAATATAATTACCATCTTCTTGTAATTTAGGGACATTAAAATATGCCATGTATTTTGGTGTAATATTTCTATTTAATAAGAAATTTTCAACACCATCAAAATTATCATTAAAGACTTTGTTGACATACATATCATTTGGTCTTATTAGGAAATTCTTTTCTGATGTTGTTTGGTTTGGGAATGGATTACCATTGATGTATAATCTTAAATGAGTACTATCTAATGTTGTTGGTACAATGTCATTTATTGAAAATGGTTCTTCGTCAATATATACCGCATACTTTTGGAAATTATTTTTAAAATTCCTTAGATTTGATACTGTGATTTCTAAGGCATTTACATTATTTTCCGCGTTTGCTGAATAATCAATCCCTAATGGGTTTTTTATAGATAATAATGGTATATCAATTTTTGTCTCATTATCTATTGGGTCATAGGTTATATTTTCGGCTGTATTACCAACACTAAAATTAGATCTAATTTTTTGTACGTCTAATGCCGCAGGAAAATAATTTATAATTCTAGTTATTGAGTTTGAAAACCTAAGTGATAATGACCCATATTGTGTAAAGTTTGTAACATTTGTTAAATCATAATTTGGGTATATTTGGAAATTTTTTGCAACTAGAAATCTAGACTCCTCAATGTTGGTAACATTCATACTATCCAATGATATTGGGTCTGAAAATGTTCCAATAATAAAATTTCTATCCTGCTTTTCGCTAATAGCTGTTGTAAATTCAAAATTACCTTGTGTAAAACCCCCTCCATCAACTAGTTGGAATCCAACTAGATTGTCTGAAAACGACCCCTGACCTGAGGCTTGTGGTGGACAAGTAAATTTATTTGCCATTATCCGACTATGTTATTAAATGCTTTACTAAAATCAATATTTGTTCCTCGATCTTGTCTAACTTCGTATAATAGATTGTTAAATTGATCTCGAATTTCAAATAGATTGTATTGTTTATATATATTATTTTGGTTATCGTAAATTGTGTAAATCCCATCATCCATTGATTTGGTTTGATTACCATATAGAGCAATTGCTAATGTTGATACGTCATGTTCAACAATCTCAACCTCTGTTGTTATTGGATTAAAGAATGTATTTGTTATTATTATATTTTGGTTTGGTTGTCCAATGAATGGTATCGCACTTGGTTTGTTGGTTGGCGATGTTGATGGTGATAGTGTACAAAATATTAGATTTGTTGCATTTTCAACATACCGGTATCTAATAACTTTTTGTGACGTATTTGTTAGGTTTTGATATACTGGTTCACAATAAAAAGAAGATGTTATTAACCTAAAGAAATTAGGTATTTTAGTTCCATTATCATTTAAGTACTCAACTCTAAAACCAATTAGTCCTTGATTTACAAATTTATTTCTAAATTGTGGTGGTACTCCATTTATATCAATCACAATCCCATTTACATTTGGGAGTGCTGATAAAACGCCACAATCAGTTATTTTAGTTCTAATTTCAGCTGGTCTAATGTATAGGGTGTATATTCCCAATCTATTAAAAACATCAGCTGGTAGTTTTAAATTGTATAGACCACCTAAAATTTCAACATTAGCATTTCCACCAGTATTAGAATTATGAAAATATGGTTTCAAAACTTCTTTTGAGTTTAGTTTTGTTAATAAAAAATTTTGTGTGTCATCCCTAGATGGTGTGTAATTTAATATGATTTCAACATCATCTGGGCTAACATCTGCTGGTCTAATAGTTCCATAAGTTCCTGTTGCCACGTCTAGTTAATTATTTAAGTTTATCTATTTTTATAAATAGTATATTTAATATTTTTTGACATTAAAGTATCCATAACCATATTTAGTAATATCTCCTAAATTATCGACTTCTCCTAGTCTTTGTATTGCCTCTAAACCAGAAATCTTACCTCTCTCAACAAAAAGATTTGACTGTATTTGTGGTTCGTCAATAACGTTTAGTAATGCCTCATTTTTGGTTAATGCGGATAATGTGTAATTACTATCAACAATACCATCTGATGTTAAAAAATATATTGTAGTACCATCGTTTATATCCCAATACAAAATATCATTTATTGTATATGCGGTATATGTATTAGATGGATCTGGACCATATACAATTCCATAATCACCTGATGTTCCAGTCACTGGTACATTTAATTTGTATTTCCCGCCAAATAAATTATATTTTGGTCCATATTGTGCTAAATCACTTAATGAGCTTTTAGTATATCCAGTTATAAGGAATGGTGTTGTTGTATATCCGCTTGAATTATAATCTGAAATATTTGTATTTGAATCACCAGTAAATAAGTAGTCATAACTTATTGGCGTACCACTCCAATAACAACCCGCTGAAGTAAAATATGCAGTTCCATTTGGGTTTGGTATTGTTGTTCCAGTAAATGGTACAATCACTTCCTTTTTTACTGTTGACACACCCCATGGTGAATAACTTTTCATAGTTATTGTGTAATTTGTGTTTGCAATTGGATAGGTATGTGTTACTGGAGTATAACTTGTTATTGTCGTTTCTGGTGAATTGTCTCCCCAATCAACAACAAAGGTATTTATTGATAAAAATTTCTTAAAATTAGTTTGTGATGTGTTATAAAAAATAACCTCGTATGGTGATGAGGTTGTCGCTGATGTCACAAAGTTATTTACCAAATCTTTTTGATAAATTGCACCATCAAATGGCGTATAATACCCCAAATCATTTGTGTTTTCGGTAAATAATAATGGTAATGTAAGACAAGTTAATAATGATTCACCATGTGTCCCTCCACTTAATATTGATGGCATTGGTACATAAACACCAGTTGTACCTGTTAACGTATTTATAGTTGTTGCAGTTATTGGACAACATGGATCAATTAAAACCGAAATATCTGTTTCTCCAGTATATGGTACATTAATAATATCTCCTTTTATATTTTCTGGTGAAATCCTAAAATAATATCTTTGTTCTTGCATTATGGATTAACGTATTGATACCATTGTATTGGGTTTATGTCGTCACCAACTCTAGTCATATTTTGTGTATCACTAACAATATATGATATATCATTATAATCTATATTAACTTTATAATATAGATAATCCTCACCATTAAATGTATTATAATTACCTCCAAGTGTTGCTTGTGATTTATTCATCATTGTGATAAACTGTCCAGTTCTTGCATTAAAAAACTTAGCACTCATATAAAATTCACTAAGATCTATATAGTCTTTTTTTCTTAACCAATAAATAAAAAATCCTTCTTTATCACCAACATAATCTAAACCAAATTTAGGTTTTCGTATTTCTACGTTTGTTAAGTAATTACTAATATCCACAGTTTCAAAATATCCCTGTTGTACTGGTAGTATTATTGTAAAATAATTTTTTTGTGATAGTTCATTTTTAGTATCATAAAAATCTAACTTAAAGAAAGATTTGGTGAATGGTTTTATATATGAATAAATATCTTTATTTGAGAAGCCTAATACTGTATAAGTATTCACCCAGGATGCTTGATTGGATATTGTCTGCCCAGTATTAAAAAAGTAAAATTCGTAATTTATTTTGGTTATAAGTTGATTTAAAGAGTCTGAATAGTACTCTTTATGTGGGAATCTAGATAATTCAAAATCAATTGGTTTACCAATAACATCCTCAACTATAGTACCTTGGTATGAATCAATTGCTTGATCTCGTTCTGTAAAATCCCATTTAATCTCAATTGGGATGTCCAATTGTTTATTAATACTTGGTAATGTTATTTTATACTTATTCACACTCATCTATTGTTGGGTCTGCAATTTCGTTTATATTTGGTAGTCCAATTCCTTCTGGAAATACTCTAAAAATTGTATTAGTATATGGATAATGTTTACCATTTGTAAATGGATAATCAACACCTAATCCATCATTATCTATAAAACCAAAAGGGTATATATCTCTCCATCTAAAACTATTTGAGGCATTTGAGTAAAACGCATAGTCTGGCATACCCTCTAAATCAATACTAGAATCTGATTCTTCTATATAACTAGAATAAACTTGTATTGTTATTGGGTTGTGTGGATAATAATAATATCCAAATGTATTATCTGGTAGCGCTCCTAAATTTTGAACAAAATAGTTTTGATTAAATGTTATTTTATTAACATACCTTGATATTACTCTTTCACTTTGTTCAAAATCATTCCACTCACAATAATCACCATCAATAATATCACCTTCGTTTAAATTTGACATATATGTAAATGGTCCTTCTGCTGGTAACTGATTTGATGAGTATTGTTGTGTTAGTATATTTGTATTTGATTGTGGGTTATTCTGATCCCACCAAGTACTTGGTATTTGGAAGAATAGTGGTGTATTAAACTCATGGCCTTGTTTTAGTTTGTTTGTCCATCCCCAATACCCTTTCCATATTGTTGTAAAAAATAACTCTGTTACTGGTCTTTTTTGATTATCAATTAAAGTAGATAAGTCAATATCCTTATTAAAGGACAATGTATAGTTTTGACTACCTTCAAGAATTGATGTTCTAGGAAGTGTTGTTGGGGTAACTAGGGCTAGTGGGGTTCCACCATAAATTGGTTTTTCGTATTGTGTCTTTAAACTAAAAATATTATTATCAAAAGCAGTTCTTGTTAAAACACAATCCTCAACATTTGTTAATATTTTGTGTTGTCTAACATAGTATTTTGATGTTGTCTCGGTTAAATTATCAACATCTAAAACTCTTTTAAATGTACCAATAGTTCCAACATCAAATGTATTTCCTAAGTAACCAATATTATATATATTAAAATAATAATACTCACTACCATCACCACCATTTCCTAAAAATTCTATTGTAAAAATATTTTCACCATTATAATCTATTGATAACTCAACGTGTTCGCCTTCTTTTAATCCATGCTTCATTGGACATCTAAATTCAATATTGCTATCTGCGTTTGAGGTAATAATAAATGGGATACCATCGCCGGCGGTCCAGTTCCACGTTGTTAATGTTTGTGTGTCATTTGCGGTTAATTGTTTGTTTGGATTATTGCTATATGCGTAACTAGCATAGTGAGTCCAATTATACGTTGTAGCGCTTTTGTTTAAAAATTGTTGGTGTTCATTACCTAATCCACCTGTTGTGTATCCAATCTTATCATTATCATTTCTTATAAGGTCAAATTCAGTATATTGTGGATAACCATACCAAGTATTATTTGTATTTTGATTACATGCTGTTTGTATAGCAATAGAATCTAAATTTACGTAATATAAATAATCAATGTATGGTTGGTAATTAGTTGATCCAGAATATTGGTTTTTAAATATGAATGAGTATTTTGTTGTTGGCCTAAAAACTGTAGATTGTTGTCTTTCATCATCAAAAATCTGTGGTAAACTAACGTCAATAGCTCTATCGTACTCCACAAATTCTTTTGCAGTTTGTGAAAGTGTTACCTTTTCAGATTCAGTAACATTAAATGAGTTCTGAAATCTTTTTTTACCCAACACTATTTTACTATCCTCATTAACTACCATATTAGCTTGTTGTTTCTATATAAAATTTAATAAATTTATCTATTGCTGTATTTCCATTGTTTAATCCAAAATAAAAATAAAATGGTGCACCAACTAAAATACTTTCACCCGGTAATCCATGTGTTATTTGTGGTATGCTATTATTTTGTGGGACTGGGTCGCCATCTATGTCAAAGTTTGTTATAAATCCTGGATTTAAATCCGCACCTGTTGTAAAATACTCTTGTATATTGTCAAAATTTAAGTTTTGATACTCATTAGTATAAAACCCTCCACTACTATAGTTTGTATCCCAATTATTATTTTCAGTTCCAAAAATAAAGTTAGTTTGGTCGTTTTGAGGTGCTAATTTCCATTTGTAGTGTGGTACAACTTGATCTGTTGTGTATCCAAAATTAGTGTAAACGCCCCCACAATCTAAACTAAAATACTCAATACCTGGACTTAATTTTCTTCTATATATATAATCCTCGGTTTGAGATGAGAAGAATATTCCAAATAATGGTCTTGCTGGAGATGTACTTTCACCAATAAATAAATCAACATCTCTATAGTTTTCGCTTAAGTATGGTTTAACTCTCCATTCTGAATTTATCGATAGCGCTTGTGCAATATCACCATCTATTCTATCTCCCTTTCTATTACTATTAAAAAACTGAATGATTCCTTTACCTTCTGCTGAACCACCACCAGGATTTCCAATAGGTAATAATTGATTCCAGAATCCAACGTTTAATATTCTAGATATAAAGCCCATTTGGAGCACATCTGAATTGTCTTGATACGAAGTACTTCTAACTTGATCAACTAAATATCCATTAAATTTATCACTAGAACATATTTCAGATATAAACTTCTCTCTAGGTCCAAGGTCCATTACTGTTGTTGGGAACTGAATTCTTTTTTCATTATACCCATAACCTGGGTAATTGTTTACAAGTGTTTGTGGTATGTTTTGGTTTGGAGGTGACTCAACACCAATAAAATTATTACCATTCCATGGTGAAGATCTATAAAAGAAACTATTTGTTATTTGATTAAAGACAATTGTGTCTCTACAATACTTATATGTTGGCTCAGTTGGTTGGTCTATTTTATATCTTGATGTTTTATTAAATGTAAACATATATAACGCACCATTTAACCAATTATTCTGAAATGTTTGTCCAAATACTCCTCTACAAGCCGCAAAGGTTAATAAAAATCTTGTTTTCCATTCAACTAATAGTCTAGCATCTCTAGCATATAAACCATCTATTAAATATAGTTTTTTAATAAATGGATTATCTAGCTCTTTTCCATTTAATAAACAATAACAACCTTGTTTAACAATATCACTAGTTATTTCACAATCTGGATTTACTGTTATCCCAGTTCCATTACTAGACTCATAACATTGTACTGAAACCATATTTTCACAACTTAGTGTTGATGTTAATGATTGTACAAACTCAGTTTCATCATAAACTCCCTGTCCTTGGTTTATATCTGGTGCAAAAGTATTTATTGGTGCGGCTGCGTTACCTACAGAATATACCTGGAAATTATTGTTTTGGTGTAAACCATAACTTGTGTAATTTAAGTCTGATCCTGGGAATGGTTGTCCTTCTTCGACAGATGTTGATGTTGGTATCCTATCACTTCTCATTACAAGATATTGCGCTCCACCAACTGATTGGTCCACACTAAATTGTACTGGGTTACTTTGATAAAATGGGTATCTATAGTATGCGGGAGAGTATACTGCATATCTCCTAAATGTTGGGCTAGCCCAATCATAATTCCAGGTATCACTTTTTTTACCATCACTACTACCTAAATTAGCGTACATAACGGCTGTTCCGTTATTTATTTGTGATGAAGTAAAAGATCCTCCAGCGTAATAATAGTTTGCAGTATGTGTATTATTAAATACACCACTAGTTGGTAATAATGGTGTATTTGGTAAAACTAGATTTCTATTTGTTGATGATATTGTTCCATTAGTATTAACTCCTATCTGGTTTGTTGTTGGAAGTACGTTAACCCATGGTGTATAGTCTACTTCGTCAATATTTGAATAATAATATGGTAGTGTAGATGTAAATTGTGAAAACTCATTTATACCACCATTTGTTTCTCCTAATCTAAAATTATAAGGTTCGAAATATAGTTTATTATTACCTAAGTTATTAGATGTATTATGTGTTTTTGGTTTTGGGCCAACACCAGTACCTTGTATTGGTACATTTAAATAATAGTCTCCTTCAACAACAACTGACCCATTTTCAGATGTTTCTCCAAAAATAACCGATAAATCATATCTATTTCTTTGTTTTGGTGAGTGCGGGTCAACGCCTCTTGTTATTATAATAACTTCAAAGTTTTCATAATCAACCATATTTGTTATGGTTGTTGAGTTTGGGTTGTCGTTAGGATCTAAATATGTCTCAACACCAAAACCTTTAAATGTTAAACTACTATTACCATTTAGTGATGATACTGAATTTGGAGATATACTACCACTATCAGTGATTCCATTAGGATTAGTATAAAAATATAAAGTTCTATGGTTTAAGTACTTGTTTGGGAACTTGTCTGAAGTAAAAGGGGACTGTGTATTTGGGTTATTTATAAACTCGTTATATGTAAACCCTGTTATAACTTGGAAATACTCGAGATCTATTGGATACTGTAAATAAGTTTCGGCATCTCCAGTATTAATTAAGCTATATTGTACTGTTGCGTTTGTTGTTGGTGTATTAGCATAATTTACACTTATTGGAATTACGGGACCTGTTTGTGTTGTTCCTGTTACACCATTTGTTCCAAACTGATTTGTGTCACCATCAAATGTTGCTCCTGTTATATTTACATTACAATTAGATAAATTAGGGTCTTGGAAAGTGAATAACTGTCCAATACCTAAAGTTTGTAGCATTCCCGGTCTTGCTAAAATAACTAGTGGTTGATCGTAATGTGACAAACCATTATTATCTGGTTCATTAAATGTGACTTTAATTCTATTAACAACATCAAAATATTTTTGTCTATAATTAAACTCATTTAGTTTTTGTGAGTAAGCTTCAGTTGCTGGTTGTGCTAAATATCTTAGTGAATCACTATTATTCCCACTTCTATATGTCGCAAATAAAAATGGTTGTGGTGCGTGTAATAAATATTTACTTGGAATACCATATTGGATATTAGACTCATCTAATGACTCACTACCTGCAGCTAATCTAAGAAACCCAAGTCCTGCTGGAACACCAACACTACCATCTAATGTTTGATTTGCTGATTGATTTGTGAATGAACGATATTGATATTCTGGAGCTCCTCTATCTAGTCCTCCAATTCCCCCAAAACAGTCATTACCGCTCCCTTGAAACCAAAAATTACCATAACATCTTAAAGGTTCATTATCATCATTTAAAGGTTGATCTAAATTTGGGTGTTCTACTATGTAGCTATTAAGTTTATTTATTGGTGCAAAAATCGAATTTTGTGTTGCAGTCATTACTGGTATTCCAGATGGTAAATCACCACCTAAATTTATATTTTGACTTCCTTGTTGGTTTGCGTATGACTCAACAGATGAACTATCAAAATCATCACCCAATTCAGCTTCACCGCAATTACAATCACAAGTTGAGCAATCTGGATAAGTTATCATTGGAAGGCCAATTCTTGGAAATCCTTTGACTTTAAGTGCTGCAAATATTGCTAAGGTTAAAAATCCAAGAGATATACCAATAATAAAAATTGCTTTAGTTATTAAAGCTAGAAGAGTTAGTGACAATAATATAGCCTGTAATAAATTTGTTAAATTAAATACTGCTCCAATACCAAAACTAAATAAACCAGCAATTTCGTTTCCAATATTAGCTATTTGACTAGCAATGTCAATAACTTCAAATACAGCTTGTACTGTAAAATATAGACCTAATGCTATTAATATCCATTTTAAAATTGGCCACATTAAAGCAATTAAATGTGCTACAAATAAAACAACAACAAATATTGGTGTTAATATGTTGAGTAGTAGGTTAAAGGCAAAAAATAAAAAGTCAAAATTTCTAATGACATCATTTACTGGAAATGTATTAACATCTGATTTACAACTTCGATTATCAATTTCTTTAATACCTAAATGTCGACCTCTACCAATACCATTTTTATATCTATCAATAAACATAGCTGTTGTATATACCTTGTTATAATTAAACTCATAAAAAGTATCTTCACAGTTGATGGCTTCCTGTTGATTTACGTAATCATCCCAATCTAGACTAAATGAATATGATTTTAATAATTCAAAATATTCTTGATTATAATTTGTATAATTAACAGTGGATGGTGTACTTGGGTCTATAAATACTGGTGTTATTTCAACAACGTCCCCAGCCAAAACACTAATAACCTGCGTATCACCAAAATAAGGTTGTCCATTTATTGTCACACTATATGATGATGTATTTATTGTTTCGTCAAAAACTAATCCACCATCTTGTGTAAAAGTAACCGTTGTTGAGGTATTTCCAACTGGTGTTATAAATTCTATTGTTTGTTCTAGACCTGTTTTTAATGGATCTGTACTATATGATGAACTAGTCCAACCATACTCTTTAATGTTTGGTACAAGGTAATTTGCTCTTAAAAAATCATTTTGTAATCCACCTTCATTTTCCCATTTAAATTTAAATCTATATTTTGCTTTAGTTGGTATACCTACTTTTGGGTCATTAGATATTGCTTGTTCACCAAATTCATTGGTGTAGATGTAATCTAAATTCATTGGTAAATTAACCAAATAGGAACCATCTCCATCAATAACTTTTCCATTATTACCTAAATCAAATTGTTCAAGTATTGGTCTTCCTTCATTATCAATATCTATTGTTTGTCTTATCGTTAATATTTGTCCAGGACCTGAAACCAATTCACATAAATTACCAGTATTATTTTTAGGTTTACAATTAGTTTTTAAGGCGTCATCTTCTGTTGTTGATATAATTGAACCCATAAAAACAGCTGTTGGGTTTATACTAATGTTTGCTTCAGCTGTTAAATCAAAATCAGTTCTAGTAATTCCTAACTCACATATTTCAGGTTCACCCCATAGTGGAGATACCTCAATAATTTTATTTATTGTTTTTATTTGTGGTAATTCACTTAGATTTGTTGATGATTTAAACTTAGACCCATTTACTTGTGATTCGGTGGCTTGTCCTGATTGGATTAAGTCTTGTGGTGATAATGAAAAACACCCAATATCAGATAAATCAACGTCCATAAAAACGGTTTGGCTACCAGTTGGTACACCAAATATCATATAATCCCCACTATCGTTTGTTCTAGTTGTAAACTTATAATATTTGTCATATAACTCAATATATGTCTGATCTGTTAGAACTTCTTCTCTATCTGGAAATGTCCCGGTAACAACGTGACCATCATATGATGGATTTTTAGATAATAGATTATATCGATAACCATTATCGTCAAAATCAGATAATGACTCGTATGGATAAATTTGTTTTATAACTTCATTATTGCTGTCTTCTTCTGATAATGGTATAAAAATAGATACTTTGGCGTTTGGTAATCCAAATCCACCATTAACTGATACTCTACCAACAACAACCCCATAGTCAGAACATTGTCTACTATATATGTCACTTTTTAGTATTTTAAGCGATAATATATTTAGTGTTTCAAAGTCTTGATCTAACTGTACTCGTAATGATTTGTCTACACCTATGTTTGTTGATATTCTTTGCGATTTTGGCATTGATTTCTATTTCTTGATAAATAGTTTATTTCCTATTTTCAAAAAATAATCTTTTTCTAAAAAAAATAAATCATCAAGAGAAATTGATTCCTTTAAAATTAAGAACTCTAACGTTAATGTCTTTATTTGGGAATCTTACTTGGTACGTTTGGGTTGGTTCCGCAAATATTGTGTCGGCTATAAGTTGGATTTGTTTTGTCTCAGGATCTGAATATTTTTGTGACGTTTGAGATGATGAATACTGACCTCCTACTTTATTAAAGAACAAAATATCAGACACACTAATTACACCATCTTCGTTTTGTATATTCTTACGTATTTCTGATACGTAAACATTTTCACCCATTTGTCTATTACTTGGTGAGAAATATTGTGTCACAATATCAACAATCTTTGTGACTAAAGCTCCTTGGTTTTGTGTGGCATCTAGGACAACATCAACTGTGACACCTAAATCAATTACATTCGCACTTTCAACTGAGATATAATCATTTATCATTCTATAGTTTGATAGGTAATTTGCAATATTTTGTTTTAATGTGTTTGATGATATTTCAGTTAACTTACCATCTTCATCATAAGATAGTAGTTTTATTTTTATTTTATTATTTTCCTCTGTTATTGTTACTTTTGCTGGTGCTCCAAATTGTGATGGCATATTTCTAATAATAGATTCATAATCATTAACTGTTACGGCTCTATTTTGTGCTGCAAAGTTAAATGATACCATATTTCTAACTTCTTCTATTGTTGGTCTATTAGCACCACCAACTGCGGCAGTTAAATTGTTACATCTTAATGAATTTATTACAGTTCTATTTGTTGTTTCTTGTGGTCCATTAACAGCGAATGTTACGGTTCCAATTTGATTTATAACATTAACACCTAAATTACTAGTAGCACCACCACCAGTTCTATATTGTATGAATAATGTTGTGTTTGGTTTTAGTGCACTACCAAGTGCTAAATTGTTTGAGTATTTTGATATATTTAAATCGTATCCAGTTCTTGCAAAATCCCTAATTTGTTCTTCAGCAGATATATTTCCACCACCAAAAGTCATCTTTAAAAACCCTTCATTTGTGTATTCACTTATAAATTTATTACTTGTTGTAATATACTTACCAACTTTAATACCTGGATTGTCTGATACTTTTGTTGGGTCTTCAACAAACACTCTATCTTCAGCTAATGCTCTTACTTCGTACCATCTATTATTTAAACCTAAAAATTCTTGTGTTGGTGGGATTGTAGTGTATTGCGTACCTTCCTTAACTAAAACACTTGTAATTCCTAATACATTCTTTTCTGGTAAAAATAACTCTAAGAATGGTCTAACATCGTTTGGTGTTATAACTCTTTTAAACACTTTTGTAATTCCATTAACGACAACTTCTCTTTTTGTTATTGTATAATTTAATAACCTTCCACTAGTATCAAAATTTGGAATTTTTAGTCTATTTGGAAACCCTTCAGCGTTAATTGCTGATGAAAAATCAATGTCATATACTGTCTCAAAAATTTGACCTGACCCAAGAACTTGGGCTCCTCTTCTTAAAATACCACAATATCTTAAGTCTTCCTTATCACCAAAAGCTGGTACTGTGATTGAAAAGTCAACTAGGGCAACTGATGGTCTTTGTCCAGGAATTTTTAATCCATATGTTCTTGCTATATTATATATTGAAGATCTTTGTTGTGCAAATTGTAGAACTGTTTCTTGTAGACTTCTATCAATATGAAAATTTAAATTGTCGGTTACCGCGGCATTTAAATCTAAAAAAACAGAGAATATACCAGCATCATTAAAATTCTGTATTAAATCTGGATAATACTGTCTTGTAAAGTTAATTAACTCTGTTCTTACCGATTCAAAGTCTCTAGTAGTATATGATATCTTTTTATCTGCCATATATATTAAATATTAATTATAACAAAATCACTAGACTCTAATGCTGAATTTGTTATTTTATAATCGATTTTAACTTTTGCTGTATATTCTTTTTGTGCTAAACCAGGAATTACATATTCTCTTTGACCCTCTGAATTAATATATGTGGCACCTTTATTGTCAAAATCATTACTAGCATCAGTTATTTCAATATTTGTAACTCTAACTCCAGGAAGATATTGACCAATACTTTGTCTAATTTCTGCGTCAATATCAGAGAATGTTGGCCCATCTAATGGTTCAAAAATAAATTCATATAGTCTAGTACCAAAATCAGGTAAAAAATATCTTGATCCTTTTCTAGTTAATAATAGGTGTATTATGTTACTCCTTATTTCATCATCAGATGTTTCTGTAACGCCTAAGAATCTACCAATTGTTGATTGTGAAAAAGGAAACGTTATTCCATATGTTATTCCATTTGCCATATTATATAAATATACTTAGTAATAATTTTATATAAATAAAAAAATCACCGATTTCTCGATGATTCTTTTAAGTTTGTATTACCTTTTTCATATAGTGGTTCGTAGGGGCAGTGACGGCATTGTGATCCACAACATTTACCTCTTTTAATATGAAAAGATTCAGTCATAACTATATTACCAAATTTATCTTTATAAAAATCAGGTTCAGGAGACTTTTTATTAATCTCCTGAACATATAATTGTTGTACCCAATCTTTTGATGCGTTAACTGTCATTTTAGTTTTGTTTTCTTAAGTTATAGAACGCTAACAATACTTGATATGTTAATGTTACATTATTTCCCCAAGTTACTTTCATAATATTTTGTGTTTAAACCCCATTTAAATTCATCAATTTTTTTAATATCAAAATCAACTAATTTGTTATTTTTTGTTACTTGATTACATAGAAAAATAAACATATCTTGACTGAAAATATTTTTCATTACATTTATGTGTTTATGAACCCATTGTACATTCCCAATAACATAACCATTTTTACTATCTATTCTATCTAATGATGCGGTATATGATTTATCATTCCAACTAATTGGTAATGTGATATTAATTCCGGATAAATTACACTTACCACTTTGTTTTTTAAATAATTCATAAATATATTCTTTGGTTAAATTAAAATCTAAATTTCTTCTGTTCGCTCTTTTAGAGGTTTTATGATTAGTTATGTTATACCATAAATCACCATTAATACCGCCTTCTTTATTGATTCTATTTTTACAACCACAAGAAATTATGCTACCACTACGTAGGTGTGTCCCAAAAACTTCTGTTATATTACCACATTCACATTCACAACCATATCTTATATGACCATTTTTATTTCTTTTTAGTTCTTCAACCACTTTAAGTTTTCCAAAAACTTTACCAATCATTTCAATTTTTTTCATATTTCACAAGTATTTGTTATTACATATAAATATATTGTGAAATAAAAAAAGTAAGGAACTTTTAATAAATTCCTTACTTTTCTAATCTTAAATTATCTCGCAAGATCCGTTTGCACAAGCCAATTCTCCACTTAAATTAGTATTATCTTGTAATTCAACAATCTTTTTTAAATCAACATTTTTTAGAGTTGATAATAACTTGTCAAATGTTTCAGAATCACAGTCCTCAAATGGGGCTTGAGTATATGTGTGGTCTGAATATGGTAGTACTGATAATCCATTATAGAATTTTCTATTTTTCCACATCCAATCACCAACTAAGTCCCACTCATCTTGTTTAATTGAGATTGTTGCTGACACATTGTGTGTATTTTGCCCTGTTCTATGTCCTGATTTAACCCATTCTTGTGACACTTTTTTAACCCTTTCAAGCATTTGGAATACTGACTCATACCTCAAAATTGACCCTTCTGGTGCTTTCTGAGGTATTGTAATTACCGCAGTATCGTGAGGTCTAAAGTATTCATCTTCAACTAATTCTGGGTGGTTTGCCACTAAGTAAGAATAGATTGCTTCATTCTTTCCAACTCTAATTCTTCTTAAATAATAGTCATTGTGCCAAGCGTGAATACCTGATGAAGTTCCTAATACAAGTGATGAAGTTCCAGATGGTTTAACAG